AGAATAATTCATATATAACAGGAAGCCTCGGACTACAAAGTTCCGGGGCTTTTTTATTTGGCCCCGTAGCTCAACTGGATAGAGCATCCCCCTTCTAAGGGGACGGTTCCAGGTTCGAATCCTACCGGGAGTACTTTATATTTTTAATAATTTTTTGTACATTACCTAGATATGGGTATATTATTAAAATACCAAAAAGGTGGCGGGATTAAATACGGAACTTCTGATTATAAAAAAGCTTATAAAAAAGGTACCGTAACTAAGTATAACCCTAAAACAGATGTTTATCAGGCACCTGATTTATCAGAATTTACAGTTAAATCTAAGTCTACAACTGAAGAATTAGATCAAATAGGTCATAGTGTTATGAATTTTTTAGGTGATATAACACCGTTTAATTCTATGACAAGAATTATAGATGACCCTGTAGGGACAGCAAAAGGTACCGCGAAGACTGCCGCAGATTTAACTATGTACGCAAACCCAGGTTCAGCTATGTACGCTCAAATGTCTTATGTAAATCCTATCACTAAGAGCCCTTATTGGGAAGGTGTTGATCAAGCTTTAGATGTAATTGCTGTAGCCCCAGAAATAGGTGCAGCAGCGCATACTCTTAAACTTGGTAAGTATGTTAAACCTGTAAGTAAGAGTGGTTTAGGATTACTAAGAAAATCCCCTTCACCTAAAGTATATAAAGGAACAGTTATATATCCTAAACTAAATAAAACAACTCTTGACCCTAAATTAGAACCTTATTTATCTAAAAAGAAACCGATTTATAGTAAAGAAGAGGAAATATTTAATTCTTTTTTATCCCCAGAAGGTAAAGCAAAGATAGATACAAAGAGAACTATACATTATAATCAGGATGGTAGTGTAAAAAATGTATATGACGCTTTAAATACAAATACTAATAATATTAAGTCAGTTGATGATATATTAAAATTATCAAATGATAAAATTAAATTATTAACATCAAAAGATAGAGAGTTTTGGGAAATAGTTAAAAAGTCTCCAAAAGATAAACAACAACATATTATAAATAAGCAATTATATAAAAAGAAAGATTTATTAAACACACCTACTGTGATACCAAGTAAGAAGAATTTGGAGGTAGTACAAAAAGCATTTAAAGAACAAGAAAATTGGTTAAAATCAGATGAATGGTTAAAACGTAGAATGTCTGTAGCCAAAGAAAGTAAGGCTGATGCTAAGAGAGCTAGAGCAATAGCTTTACATAAGTTAAATAAAACTGAAGTTACGTATAAAGATATGACCGGGGTAGATACTAGACAGTTAGGATTTTCTTCTACTATAGATGAAAACCCGCATGTTTGGTTAGGTATAGATAAAAACGTTAATAATAAGGAGTTAAGTAATATAGCTAACCATGAATTTATACACGCCTCAAATACGTATAATATTGACTATAGTATGAAAGGGATACCTTTTAAAACTATACGACAACAATCTGATAATCCACAAGTTATTCGTACAATAGAATATTTAAATAAAAAACCAGAACAACAAGTTAGAGGTGTTAGAGCTCTATCCTATCTAAAAGAAAAGGGCTTATGGAGTGGTGGGGATATATCTGATGCAGCCATTGATCAATTAAAATCTAGCAGTAGAATAGGAGGAGATTTACCAAATGATATTACTAATTTAGTAGTGAATTTAGATAAAAAAGACCTAAAACAGTTTTTAAATGCTGTTTACACTACAACACCTTTGGTGGGAGTATCTGGAGCTGTATCAATACAATCAAAAAGGAATGGAGGAGTGTTATTGAAGTATCAACAAGGTGGGGTAATGCTTGATAACATCTATAATAAATATCCAGCATTTAAAAACATGGGTGAAGTTACTATAAAATCTGACCCAGAGTTCACAAGAGATAAGACTGGTGTTGGTAGTATAGAGTATTTCAGTCCTAAAGAAGGACGAGAAAAAGTAACTTATTATAGTGGATATTCATATGATCACCCTAAACCTGGTACTCATGGTATAGTCTATGACCCTAAAACTAACAACGAGCAGTCTATCATGTTAGATATGATGCATGGTATGACTAGTGATAAAGTGTACAAAAAACATAGAAAAGAATTTGAGGATGCTTTCTTGGAAAAACATAAAGGAGATTTTGAGCGTGATTGGGAAATGTCTAAGGAAGATTATGGAGAGGGAGATGGTAAAGAGCAGTTTAAAGAGAATTGGATAGATGGACAGATCAGGGGATTAATGTTTGAAGGAACTGAAGAAGAGTTTGAAAAGGCTAGATATTGGCCTAAAGCTAGAGAAGTATATTTAAAAGATACCAAGATTAAAGAGAAGTTTACCCAGTTACAAGATTATTTAAAGACTGGAAATGCTTATACATTACCAGAATTTAAAACAAACTCAGTAAAAAAGAGTAATCTATTACCTTATAAATAATACTTAAATTAAATAGTTTGTAATTAACCTTGTATTTACGATAAATTTTTGTATTCTTTAGTCGTATAAACAATATTAATTAATATTTTAAATAAAAAATTATGGCAACTATTACAGGATCCGCGGGTCTTAAAACTAGAATCTTAGCTGACTTACAATACAATTCAGATAGAAAAGATTTTACTACGACCCTTAGAAACTTCATGACTGATGTAGCTAACTACTTAACAGGTGAAGCTTCAGACAACACAACAACAGGTGCAACACCTACATTAAATAACTCAGTTGGTAAATCTACTACTGCTGCGTTATCAACTGCTGCTCTTACAGAAGCAACTGTATTAACTATTTCTAATACTTTACTAACTACAGGTTCAATTGTTACAGCTGTAATCTCTAGTTATACAGGAGCTGGAATGCCTGTAATCTCTAAAGTAGAGCCTACAGATGATACCCTTACTATTAAGATCTTTAATGCTCACGCTTCTAACGCATTAGACGCTGCAATGGTAATTGATTGGTCAGTTAAGAGTTAATAAAATTTAATTAAAAATAATCAATTATGGGACAAGTATCTGATACTACAGATTCTATCAAAGCCAATATACAACATACTGGTAAAGATGTAAAAGATATTAATAGACTTAGAGAGGAACTTATAGCTTTAGCCAATAAGACTGTAAGACCCTATAGAGTATATACAGCAACATTAACACAATCAGGTACTAGTGCTCCTGATGCTACTGTATTAGAAAATACTTTAGGAGGAACACCTGTTTGGAGTTATGCTGGGTACCCAGGTGGTTATTATATGACCTTAGCTGGAGTATTTACAGAAGGTAAAACTGCAGTTTTTCATAATAATACAGCACAAAATGGTAATAGTCACGTATTAGCGTATTGGGAAGATGTAAATACTATTTATTATGAAATGGTTAACTCTGCTGGAACTTATGTAAATAACGAGTTTTATAAAAATCACACTATAGAAGTTCGAGTTTACGATTAACCCCATTTTACTTTTAAATTTTATTATTAAATTTGCAATATGAAAACATTACGCACATTAGAACTTTGTTTATGGCTGTTGGAAGAATCCAACGGAGGTTCTGGTGTATGCGCTAAAGATATTTGAATTTGATTGACATAATTTAAAGTTTTAAAGTTAAACACTAAAGAACCTCGGTAACCACCGGGGTTTTTTGTTTTATGGCCCTATCGTCTAATTGTTGGTTAGGACGTCGCGTTTTCACTGCGGAAAAGAGAGTTCGATCCTCTCTAGGGCTACAAATAGCTTCGTGCCGTAAAGACGAATGGAAGAGTACCTTGCCTTAGAAGCAAGAGGTTTGTGGGTTCGAATCCCACCGAAGCTACAATGTTCAATAAAAGTCCCTGTTCACTGTACGTGAATGGTAATGAAACAAATATAATCTATGGCCGGGTGGCGGAACAGGTAGACGCGACGGACTTAAAATCCGTTGTCCCTAGAACGTGCGGGTTCGATTCCCGCCCCGGCTACAAAACTTGTTATTTATATCTGGTTAGTCACTTATAACCTTACTAATCGGATATAAATAACAATATTTACTTCAGAGCGTAGGTTGTGCTGATCGGTCTCCAAAACCGTATCATGAAGGTTCGAATCCTTCCTGTCGTGCTACGCACCTGTGGCCGAGTGGCTAGGCAGGGGTCTGCAAAACCTCAGACGTAGGTTCGAATCCTACCAGGTGCTCTATATTGCCTTGTAGTTTAATTGGATAAAACAGTGGGTTACGGCCCCGCAGATCTGGGTTCGAGTCCTAGCGGGGTAACAATATTCCATATCACGATATGCAATACGCGAATCGCGAATCCCATTGACCTTATTAAAAACTTTCTTATATTAAAGTAATATAAATTTTAATGTTAATAAGTTATGAGTATGGTATATTTTGTTCCTGGAGAAGTTGTAGAGTTGAAACAGGAAATTATGTTTAGACCTCAAATGATCGTTAAAGAGATCAAGAAAAGTCGAATGAAAGATGAGAAGACTAATAAACCTCAGCTAATGGGTGTTTTATGTTTTTGGTTTACAAATAAAGGAGAATATCAAGAACAGATCTTTAATACTAAAGATTTAGTACATTCGAAATAATAATATAAGATAATAAGAAGAATATGATATCGTTTACACTACTTGGTGGTAAACTAGCTATTGATCCTAAATTAGCTATGATTGAGGAATTTACTAATATCCTTGAATACGCTAGTAAAAAGAACAAAGAAGAGCTAGGCATGCGTATGTTATTATACGTATTTTATTGTTGTGATCTTACAAACAGCAATCCTATGAAAGATGTAGACTACCGCGAAAAACCTAGACAAGCCATGGTCAGAGCTCTAGGTCCTATCAATAAAACATCATTCACTAATAAAGAACAGAGTCTTATAGATGCTGCTATGGACGCATACAACTACTTTAATGAGGATGCGTTAGAAAGATCTGCTATGGTACAACAAAAGAAAATTGATGAAATCAGTGCTTTATTAAATAAAACAGAACCCTTTATAGAGATTGTTCATGATGAAGACGGTCAACTAGATAAGGTTGTTACTAATGAGAGAGCTATTGCTGGATTTGTAAAACAATTAGAAGTACTAGCAGTTGGTATGTTAAAAGCCAAGGAAACAGCTAAGAAAGTAGAAAATGTTGGTAGAGTTAGAGGAGATAAGGGAAGTTCTATGATAGAACGTGGCGTGTTTAGGGATGATGAAGAGTAATGACAACTAGAGAATTACATAAACCAAAACCGGTAAAGTTTATTGATATTAATAAACTTCCAAGAGCTGCGTTTGAAAATGACTATGATAAGTTTGATTTAGATTTCTTAGTTAAGAAAGATGGAAAAATCATGAATGGTGAGTTTGATGTTACTGATGTACCAGATAAATTATATGGTTGTCCAACAGGTAATGAAGAAATTAATTTAAAAGATTACTTAGTATATAGACCTGTACCTAAAGAACTAATACAATGGAGAGACTTACCAGCTTATCATCCGGATTCTTTAGATATGGAGAATTGGTATCGAGATCTTATAGAATATTGTAAACATGGTGTTTGGGTTGATGGTGAGTATTGGAATCCTTATATGGTTTACTGGTTAAATGTTTTTGTATTCCCAGTCCCAAAATATGATGAAGACGGAAACTTAGTTCCTGATTTTGACCCAGGTCATCCTTTTTATTGTAATATCGATAGATATATACTTGATATAGCTTGGAAGGCAAGACTTACAAAACAAGATGTATCTTTAATGGGAGGTCGTGGTATAGGTAAATCATACCTATGGGGCTCGATTATGGATAGAGAATATAGATTATTCCCTAACTCTTGGACTGTAGTATCTTCTACAAATGATGAAACAACTTCCGAGGCTTGGAATAAGGTTGAGGAATGTTTAACAGCTATTGAAAAGTTACATAGAGCTCTTAAACATAAACGTATTACCGACTCGCTAACAATGAAATATTCTGGAGAGGTGGTAGAATTACCAGATGGTACAACAGAAGATAGAGGGTATCTAGCTAAAATGGAAAAAATTACTTATGGTAAAAACGCCGGTAAGACAAGGGGTAAGCGTCCTACTATACAGTTAATAGAGGAGTTTGCTGCGTTCCCACCTACAGGACAAAAAGGAGATCTTAAATCATGCATGAGAGAATCTAGAGGATCTTGGTATGTAATGGGTGGTATGAAGAAATGTACAGTTTTATATTCTGGGACTGGAGGTACTGTAGAAAATGATCAAGCAGAAGGGATATTTATGGATCCTATTGCTAGTGAATGTATACCAACATGGGATTGGGAAGAAGCTGGCGATAAAGGTTGTGGAATATTTATCCCAACACATATAAAACGTTCTGGTACTTGGGAAGATAGTGGATGCCCAGATGTAGCTTTAGGTAGAATGGAAACGGAAGAAGAGAGAGCCAAGAAGAAATCAGACCCAATTGCATACATGGGGCTTCTACAAGAATTCCCTATGACTATTAAAGAGGTATTCTTACGTACAGGAGTAAATATCTTTGATCAGGATAAGATAGCCACACAAAGGACCACAATTGACTTTGGTAAAGATAATATACCAAAACCTGGTAGAGGTTTCCTTAAATGGAAACAAGCTGAGAATGGTAAAATTATTGGGGTAGAATGGGATCCAGCACCAACTACTGGTGATATAGAAATACTAGAGCATCCACACTGGTTGCAGGATATAACAGATTTACCTGACGACGAGAAACAACCAATGAAAGATTTATATGTATCCGGTTGTGATAGTATTGATCAAGGTAATATTGATTCATCTTACGCAACAGATAATAAAAAAGGTTCTGAACTTTGTATGATGGTTAAAAAACGTGTTGTGGATAAAGGGTACTTTAAATACACATCAAATATTTATGTTGCTAAATATAATAAACGTTCTGACGATGTTAGGGATGATTGGGGTAATGCACTTAAGCTGGCCATATACTATAACTCTCAAGTAAATATAGAGTATACTAAAATTGGTATTGTTGGTTATTTTAGAGATATGGGGTTTTATCACTTACTAAAGAAGAGACCATCTATTGCTTTACAAGGGGGAGACCCTAAGAAGAGCTCTAATTTAATAGGTACTCAGGTAAGTTCTTATCTTATTGATCATATGGACGGTAAAATTAAATCATATATTGATGATAGTTATGATAAAATATGGTTTCCGGATTTACTAGCTCAACTACAAGATTATGATAGAGATAATCGTACTAAGTATGATATGGTAATAGCTATGGGGTTATGTGAATTATCAGATGAAGATTTAATGGGTAAGGTAGCTAAACCACCAGTAAGAGAAACTCAACAATTACAATCTTTTGGTTATTGGACAGAAAAGTTACCAGACGGTCGTAGAATTAAAAGGTACGGAGTAATTCCCGAGAAAAAAGGTCAAGGAGGAAATGAGATGGAGCAATTCTTAGAAGCTGAAAAATTTAAAAAACATGGTGGGGTAAGATGGATAGATATGACCGATCCTGATGACCCAAAGCCAATGTATTAACACATTTTTAATTAAATAGAATTTAATATATTATCGAGGTAATGTAAATATAAATAATATGGAAGTAAATGATGTAAAACCAGAAAATCAACATGTTCTGGTAGAAGTTGAAAAACTAGAAGAAGTATCTGAAGGTTTATACGTAGGAAATCAAAATGCTGTCGAGACAGATGCACATCCAACAGAGTTTTATATAGGTAAAATTCATAAGTTTGGACCTAAAGCAAAAGATAAGGATCAGTGTCCTAGTATAGAAGAAGGTAAGTATGCAATATTTTCACAGTGGTCAGGCCACGCACTAGCAACCAAAGGTGTTTATACGAAAATAATTCCAGCATATAATATAGTAGCAATTTCAGATAGTTTAGAGATGACAAAAGAAGAACTTAAACCTACTAATGATAGAATTTTAGTAGAACTTATAGAAGATCAAAAAGTAGAAGACGAAGTATATATAGGAGATCACAATGACCCGAGAGAGGCTGTAACACAAAAGGGAAAGGTTATTAAATGTGGTATAAACTCTACCGGTTATTCGGAAGGTACTGTAGTTTTCTTTGAACCTCATGCAGGTAATTTAATTGTAAATAAACCTGGTGAGCAGATAAAAACATTAAACAGTAGAGATATACTGTGCACATTATAATAGCTAGTATCAATGCCATATGTAACTAATAAAAATATAGAAGATGTATATACTACAGAAAAGGAAAAGAATACCTTTGAGTATCTACACAAGTGTATAGACTTCAGTATTGCTCAATTAGTTTACGAGAGAGATCATATTAGAAGAGCCAGAAACCTTTACGAAGGTATTAGGGATGATGATGAATTTCGTTATTTACAAGAGACTTTCGGAATTGAAACCCCGTTAGCGCTTAAAATGACCCCTCTTGTAAAAACAAGGATTGATGTATTACTTGGAATTTTATTAGATGAAACATTTACATATAGGGTAACTGTTAATGATTCTGTATCCCTAGAAAACATAGAGACACAGAAAACAGAGGAGAGAGTAAAACGTGTTAGAGCAAAGTACCAAGAGCAGTTAAGTAGGAATAAAACAAATCTCCAGAAAGGGATGCCTATAGAGGATAATATGGTTAGCCAAAGATATTTGGAATCCATTGACTCTTTGATAAATGAATCCTTTATATCTTCCTTCGAAATAGCTGCTCAATCATTAATTAAATTCTTTTCACAAGACCCAACTATAGACTTAAAGCAGAAGGTTAAATTATTCTTTTTAGACCTTTTAGTTACTGGGGAAGCTTACTATAAAACATCAGTACCTCAGATAGGTGCTGACCCTGTTTTAGAGATAGTTAAACCAGAAAATATATTCTTTAGTAAGAATACTAACCATCAATTTATGTCTACAGGAAATAATCCTAATGTAGACACTGTTGTTCAGAGAGAGTATATGAAGAGGGAAGAGATCTTAAATAGATGGGGGCATTTACTAAGTAAACAGGATAAAGAAGACTTATTTGGTAAAGCACCTGGTAGAGGTACTGGACATACAAATATAGTAAGATCTACAAGAGAAATCGAGTATGCCAATAGAAGTATTGATGGAACTATAGGTAAAACTAATCAATACACTAGAAGAGGAACTGATTATATACCGGTATATTTTGTTGAGTGGTTAGCTAGTAATGAGGTTGACATTGATGACGAGACACAAGACGACTTACAAGTTGTAAATGAAAGTAAAGTATCAACAGAGGAGTATAGAGAATTTTATGGAGCAGATGCTGGGGCTAGTAAGGTAAAAAAGAAAGCTTATAGACTTGATAAATATCAAGGAATTAGAATTGGTTATAATATTTACCTGGAATGTGGTAAGAGTAGAAATACCGTAAGAAGTATAGGTACCCCGTGGAAAACTAAATTATCTTATAATGGTGTAGGGTATAATGAAAGAAATGGAGAACCATATTCATTAGCATGGTCTTTAAAGGATTTACAAGACTCTTTTGATATTGTAATGTTCTTTAGAGATAACTTAATAGCTAACTCTGGTGTTGATGGGTCACGTATTAACCTAGCAGCTATACCAAAAGTACTTGGTAATGATTTTATGGAGCGGTTATTAAAATTTATCGCACTAAGAAAGCAAGGCGTTGAAATAATAGACCCTACAGAAGATGGGGCAAATTTATTCCAACATTACGGAGATTTTAAAGGTTCGGTAGATGGTAATGTTATAGCCTCATTAAATGCGGTACTTGAGACTATACAAGCTCAAGCAGATGTTGTATCTGGTATAAATAGACATATGTATCAAGCCGCTGAGGTTAGAGATGCGGTTAGTAATGTTAAAGTTGGTCAACAACAAACATCTTTAATCACGAAAGATTTATTTGAATTAGTTCATACGGCTAGGAGATATATGCTTATTGACTTAATTAATAGAGCAAGATACTCCTATATAAAAGGTAAGCGAGGTTCTTATATTGTTGGTCATAGATCAATTTTATTTGATGTCCAAGCTAAAGACTTTTGTTTTACAGATTTCAATATACAAGTTGTTAATTCTAGTAGGGAGAACGCTAAGTTAGAGAAGTTATCAGCTGCTGTACCAGAGTTAATTGCAGCTGGTGTTATAGATCCAGAAATTTTAATCGAAATGATTATGTCTGATTCTACTACAAATATCCTACAACTAGTACAAACTAGTATAAGGAAACGTAGGGAGGAGAACGATATGGTTGGTCAGTTAGAGGGTCAGGTAGAGCAAATGAGTAATGATAGCCAAGAACAAGCTAAATTAATAGATCAGTTACAAAAAGAGATTGATAAAAAATCTCAAGAGGATGTAGACCTAAAAAATAGAGAGTTAGCTCTTAAAGCTAAAAATGATCAAGATAAGATTGATCTTGGTAAAGAAGAGATAGAACGTAAAATTAAGAAAGATGCCGCAGATATTGAAAAAGATAGGGAGATTGTACAATTAGAAAGAGAACAACTATATGCTGAGAACACTGCCGGTAATGCGAGAGAAATTAGAAATAATATATAATGGCAGAGATTTCGGAAAATACAAGTCAAAAGTATAAAATTGAGTTAGAAAATAGAGCGGTTGTAACTGTTAATATTAGACAACTTTTTAAACCGAGATGGATTAATTACTTTGGTTCTGTAGATAAAGTAAAAGAATTTATTAAAAATTATAAATAATGGATATTAGAATAGTAGAGTCAATGCCTACTGCAGGTAGTTTATCTGACTCAGCATTTAGATTAAACCCTAATGTTGAGAATATATCATTAGACTATGATTTCACTGACAAGGATCTAGCTCTACTTGATACTAATTTAAATTACGCTGTATTACCGTGGCAATTAGGGACTGATATGGTTAAGAAAACTTTCTTAACTTATAATGGTATTTCTTGTGAAACTCAGGAATTAATACAAACTGTAGTTATGGAATCTGATTCAGGGGCTAGCGCTACACAATTAGCCGGGTATAACAACTCAAATGAATGGGTATATAAACCAGCAGAATTTCAACTACCTGGATCCTTTCCAGAAACATCTAACCCATTAGATACAGCTAACTGGCCATACGATCAATCTCAAGGAATTACTGTTGTAAAACAATTTTTAGGTGGAGAGTCTGGTTTAGTTGAAAATAGATATACAGCTTTCTATAGGGCTCCAGTTCAACACTCGTTTGAATTAGCTAATGCTATAGGGACTAAAATTTATACAGATGGTTGGTATACTTCTTATGTTATAGCTTGTAAGACTTGGACTGCTGCAAACGCTGCTACAAGTGCAGCTAATGGACAAATCATTTACTACCCAACTCAAGAAAAGTTTTATGTGAATATTACAGGTAATACAGGAGCACCTGTTGTAGACCCTAATGATTCTAATTTAACTATACCAGATCCAACAGATTGGAAAGAAACTCCTACGTTTGTAGAGTGGATGGATTTTTTAAGAAATAATATGGGACCAGCAATGACTAATGATCCTGTTTATTTTGTTGAAACTCAACATTTAGCTACACCAGATTTAAACGAGGCGATTAGAAAGGAGTTATTAAAAATAGCATGTTGTTGTGATAAAAAGGATTTTGGTATGTCTACTATCCATAACTGGATAAAACTAACTCAGAAGAGAGTTGGGGCATTAGTTAAATTTAACGCTGAGGTATTTAAAACATCTCAAAAGATCATTGAATCTACAAGAGAATTATGTTACCTATGCTTATACCATGATAAAGAACACTTATGTTAATTAAATTTACAGATAGTTATGAGCCTTATCTTATAGAGGGTAGAGCTCTTGTTGGTAGACTTATAGATAAGATTGCCAGCAAGGAGCCTTTTGTAGGTAATTCAGTAGAATTAGATAAGATGTATGCTTTATCTATTGCAATTGGAGCTATTATTGATCACTTAGAGTATGAAGATAATGAAGAAGTTGCAGATAATGAGTATTTATTAGATATATTAAAAGAATTATTGACTAAGGATCTTTGCGGAACAAATAGTCAATTACCTGATAGAGTGTTTAATAATTTACCAGATCCAGTAGATCTGAATGCATTAAAAAACTCTAACAACTAAAAATTTAAATTATGGCAAATACACCTATATTAGAACAAGCAACCAGGAATAGTAAAACACTTAAAAATACTGATGCTCCTGATACAGATAGCAGAGAGATTGAATTAGTATCTTACGGTTTAACCGTTTCACCTGATTTAATGCATGACCATACTAGGATGAAATATACTTCTCCAGTAAATCAAGCACAAACTGTTTATATTAATTCTCCGGTTAATTGGGAGGATAGAACTATGCATTGGTTAGAATTGGATAATTCAAATAATACAGTAAGTAAGATTTTTATCTTTAATACAGATCATATATTATTAGATGATCCTGCTAATACAACCAGGTCTTATACTATTACTGCTGGAAAGAAAATGTCCTTCTTTGGTACATTAATAGATGGTCAGTTTCACTGGAGATTATCTAGTGAAAGTACTAACTAATACCAAAAAGAATACATATATTATATAATGAAAAAATTAATAAGTTAATAACTTAAATAAGAATAATATGGCAATTACATTAGAAGATCTTCACAGTGATGAAGATGACAACTTAGAACAAGGAAAAACGCCAGAAGGCGGAAAAGCACCAGAAGGTGATGACAAAGGGGATCCAAATGATCCTAATTACGTAGTTAACCCAGAAGGGAATCCTAGAAGCGCTACAACCCCACCAAATGATCCAGACAATAACCCTGAAGGGGGAGATGAACCAGGTGATGGTAATGAACCAGATGGAGGTAATGAACCTACCGGAGGGTCTGATGATGACGGCGGTGATGATACAGGAGGTAATGACGATGATGTGGTAGTATCTGGTATCGAGCAGTATCTTTCTGAATTTGGTATCCAGGCTGGACTCATTGAAATGGAAGATGAGGAAGGTAATACTGTTGAGCGTCACTTCAATGAACTAGATGAACAAGAACAGTTTAATGTCCTTAAATCTTTAGCAGACTTAGGCGCACGACAATCTGTTCAACAACATGGTTTAGACGAAGATGAGGTAGGTTTAATTAATTACATTAGAAGTCAAGAAGGTACTGTAGAAGAAATTCTAGAGGGTATGGCTAAGTCTAGATTAGCTGAAGAAAGAGCTTTAGCGGAATCTACTGGAATTGACTATCAAGGTATGTCTGAAGATGCTATTTACACAAAGTTTATTAAAGAGGCTAATCCGGAAGCAACTGACGAAGAGGTTGCGGAAGATCTATCAAAAGCTAAAGAAGGTAAATTCTTTGAGGCTAATGTGGAGCGTATGAGAGAGTCTTTTATACGTACTCAGCAAGAGGAAGCAAAGAGGTTAGCAGCTGAAGAGCATGAAGCCTATAAAGCAGAGCTAGAGCAAGACAGAACTACTATCGTTAATGCTGTAGCTGATATTGAAAACGTTGTAGGTTTTCCTGTAGATAATGATGTTAAGAATGAGGTACTAAGTAAAATTCTAGAGGTAGGTGAGAGTGGTGACTCTTTGTTTATGGAGGAGGTTTTCTCTGATCCAGCTAAGTTATTTAGAGTAGCTTATTTACATTATAAAGGAGAAGAAGCACTTGATACTTTAGATAATTATTGGAAGAAAGAGGTAACTAAAGCTCATAAAAAGGGTAGAGCTAGCGTTACTGACGGTATGCCTACTAAACCTATTAGTGGTAGAACAGAAAAGCCAGAAGGTGGAAAAGGTGATGATAGACCACCAACTCCATATAGAGAACCAGAGAGGATTACTCTAGATGAACTTCATGATGACGTTTAATAAAATAATTTTATTTTTACCTTTGTGAATTAAAAAATATTTTGCTTAGGTGGATATATCAATAATAATCAAGGGAGGAACTACCTTCCATAAAACAAAAGCTAAATAATATGAAAATTGTAGACAGAAATACTATCCCTCAGAATATGAGCGATACGAAAACTATCCAACATTTTGGTACTCTTTTAGGAGAAAAGCCTCACAAATTGGGTACTGTGGTTACAATGTACCCACACTTAGCAATCAGTACTTTGACTGATGCATTAAAAAATGTTTATTACAATCCTAAGAAATCAGAAGGGTCTTTTAGCCCTGTGAACTCAATGTGTATTGAGTGGGATATCAACGTTAACTTTATTAAGAAAGTTAAGATTGTTGGTGCTATCTCGGGAGACGGTTCTCAAGAGCAAGTTGAGACTATCATCTTGGAGGAAAGATATTATGACAAAAATGATACTTTCACATTAGAGAACAAGCAACAATTATTTGTTACTGCAGTTCCTAAGAAAATCTCACAAAAGAAATATGAGTACAGAGTAAGATTGGTGACTAATGATCCAACCAAGACTATTAACACTGCTTACGCTGCTGCTGGTTTCACTACTAGATACAGAAGTAACTACTTCCCAGAGTTATCTGAGAGAGGATACACTAAATTTGTAAGTAACACTGAAAAGCACAGAAATTACATTTCTCGTCATAGAGCTTCTGTAGACTGGTCATCTGACTATGCTAGACAAGAAGATATCTATATCCAAACTGCTAAAGGTAAGGATGATTCAGCTTACTACAAAATGAATAAAAAAGAGAAAGATTGTTTAGATCACTTCTTGAACTCAAGAGACCAAGCATGTGTTTGGGGTGAGACTAACTACGATGTGAACGGTAAATGTCGTTTGCAAGATGACCACGGTCGTGACATCCCTATGGGAGATGGTGTAGTAGCTCAAATCGAGAGATACTGTGATAAATTCTCTTACTCTATTTTAACTGCTGACATTTTAGATGACGTTATCACTTCAATGGTTGAAAAATCAGATAACCCAACTGGAAATGTTTATGCTGTTATCTGTAACGAAAGATTATGGAGAGCATTTGGTAAATTGATGAAAGATGACTTGAGATTTATTTCTCCATCTGATGGATCTTACTTCTACTCTAAAGCTAAAGGTAAAGAGGTTGAAGTTGGAGCTACTTTCAAATCTTACCATGTACAAGGTAATACAATTACTTTTATGCCAGATAGATCTTTAGGTCAAGAATATCCTGATCATGGATACGGTATCTTCTTAGATACAGGTGTTGACTTAAACTCTGGAAGACCTAATATCGCTATGTTTACGTTAAAAGGGTCAGAAATGATTTCTGGAAACTTAAACGGTATGGGTGGACAAGACGGTATGACTTCTGGAGAAGTTTCTACAGGAGTTGCTGGTTCTCAGTACCACTTGTTAGGGTTCGCTGGTACAGTTGTATTCAACCCTTACAAATCTTTCATCTTGGAAGAGTCAGTAATTGTGTAATAATAATTACTCGTAATATACTAAGAGGTATCTATTTAGGTACCTCTTTTTTATTATACACATAGAAAATTAAAATATTATGACTATATTTTGGTTGTTATAAACATTTTAATAAAAACAAATAAGAATAATATGAGTGAAAAAGGAATGCTTAATTTAGAGCAGAAGGAGAATGGTACTCCTATTGATAAGATTATTACCCTTAGGGGAATCTTTAAAACAAAGCATACAGTTCAACCGGCTTTTGACCCTAAAGTAGGGTGGTATAGAGGCGTAAAAAGAATTACAGAGGATGATAAAAAATCCCTTACTTATTATGTAACTGTAGGTGAAACAGGCGAAAATGCTAGAAAAAATACTTCAATTGTCCTTGAGGATGGTATTGAGTTTAACCTTGATAATGAAGTAGATGCTATTAACTGGGCCTGGGTAAAGGAGACTAAAGAAGTTGCTTCATCATTTGAGGAAGCACAAAAATCAAAGACAGCAAGATTCTACGTAGAAATTGAAGGTAAAGAAGCTTTAAAGAAAAATATTGAAGTTGAGAAGAAATTCGAAGCTATTAAATATGTATTAGAGGATTCACCAGTAAACTATGAAAATAGAGCTTTGTTATTAGGATTTGACATGAAGGGTGAAAATCCTGAGGTTGTTAAACAGTTCCTATTAGAACAAGCTAATAATAGTAAAACTTGTAAAAAAGTAATCGAAGTATATGAAAGTAAATTCTTAGGTATTCACTTACTTTATTTGAAGGCTAAACAAAAAAATGTAATTACTACAACTCCTAATGGAGCAATTAAGTTTGGATCTCAAGTATTTGGAATGTCTGACGAAGCTGCAATTTCTTTCTTACAAAACAAAGATAATAAGGAAGTATTAGCGTTATTAGAAAAAGAAACTAATCCTGATTACTTTGTGAAAGATAATGACCCCGCAAACGACAAAGAGGAAGGTACAGAACAGGGGGCTGCTTTCGACTTCACAAAATAATAATAAATGACTCACAGACAATTTTACGAATATCTACTAACAGAGCTTAATACAGTAAAAGCTCCGTCATTACATCTTGAAGATTTCTTATACTTTGGTAATAAAGGTATTCAAGAATATGTCAATGAGAGATACAGAAAGTATCAAGATACACAACAACTTACAGATGATTTACAAGCGCTCCACTCTTCTACGAGTGGGGTGTATGTAACAAATTCATCCCCAGCCACCACTACTTTTACAGGAAGTTTTTCCGGGTCTAGAAATACTTATTTTGGTAATAAGTATAATAGTGCTTTTATGGTTGTTGGGCTTCCTAGTGATTATTTTCACTTACTAAGTTGTAATACAAGTGTACAAACTAATATACCTTATAAGTGTCAACCTGCTGGGTATATACACCAAGGTGTTACGAAAAGATTGACATCTGATCTAGCCGTTGGTATAATGAATAATGCATTTTTAAAGCCTGATTATAGAACTACTTATTATAAAATAGTAGATGATTATAGAGATAATATTAAACCTGGAGCTATAGAAATTTATTACGGTGATCCCAATAAGTTTTCCGTGACAGAGTTTAATATTGACTATTTAAAACAACCAGCTTTAATAACGATGACTGCTACACAAAGAGATGCAGTAACTGATAATACCCCACAAATGGAATTTCCAGAATATGTTTGTAATGAAATTATAAAACGTACAGTAAAATTAATTTTGGAAAACCAACAAAACCCTAGATTACAGACACATATACCGACAAATGAGTCGATTGAATAATACCTTTGTAGTTAGAATTTAATTTAGTATACTACAAAAACAATAGGTTGCGGATACCAGCTGTGACCTTATAAAATTTATAAAAACGATTTTACTACACTGGTATAAGTAAGATCAAAAACAAAAGAAAATTATGTTTACATTAGGAGACAAATTAAGAGTATTAAACTCAGATGCCGAAGTTATCGTAAGAGATAATACCGGAGCTACTGTAGCCACAAGTGGTGCTGTAGCAAATACTGATACTATCTCAATTGAAGGTTTTGGTACCTTTGCTATTGCTGATATTTCAGATATGAAAATGCACAGAGGAATTACTGCTGCTAACGAATCAATTGATTGGACTATTGTTGCTCCAGCTGGTATTGTTATTGGTGATGCTGTAGAAGTTAGAGTATACGCTAAGACTGGAAGATATCAATCAGAAGTTAAAAATAACTTTATTGGTGCTGCTAGACCAATTACTTTTATGACCCAACCATTAACAGCTGTTACCGCTGCTGCTATTAGAACTGCAATTGTAACTGCTTGGACTAATAGAGTAACTCAATTCCATATTGAGGATCCAGTAATTAATATTACTAACGGTGCTGCTGCTGCTGATATCGATGTTGCTACTACTGCTGGTTATGAGTCAGTTGAAGTAACTAAAATTGAAATTTCTAGAGCTAACTCTGGTATTGGAACTCAAACTCCAGTATCATTAGCTAAAAACGTAACTAACTCATCTGCTGAGCCAGGATTAGGTACTGGTAAATTCTTAGAAGAGTCTGTAAAAATGGCTACAGGATACAATACTGATCCTTATGGATTAGATCAAGATTCTACTAACGTAGATATTAGAGGATTGTATACTGAAGTATCTTTCACTATTGATACTACTTTCGATGAGAATCTATCTACTTTAGCTGCTGACCATGGTCCGCTTCCAGCTACTCACAGATTTACTATCTGGATGAATGAGTCTACAATGATTGCTGCTAACGCTGCTATTTCTAAAATGGCTGCTGCTGCTATCTTAGCTGCTGCTGCTAACGCTGGATCTACAGCTACTGTTCAAGCTGCTCCTTTAACAAGAGCACAAGAAGAGACAGAATCATTAATCTTAGCTGATAGAAGTTCTGTTGCTACTGTTGCTGCGTTTATCGCGTAATAGTCTAAGAAATAGATTAAAAAGAAAGCTCGTCTACAAAGGCGGGCTTTTTTACTTTATATATTCAAGTATTTTTACTATAATGTATAATACGCAAAACTTGTATTATGGGAATATTAAAATATCAAGGAGGTAATAAATTAATAGCCGCTAAAGGAGATAATATTATAGCTACTAGAGCTGCTTCTGCTCCAAATTATAAAGCACAACCAAATAAAGTGGTTAAACCTGCAGTTTGGGATAAATCTGGATATGAAAAGTATATAAGTGACCCAAATTATGTAGCAGCAGCATCCCGAGGTAATACAAAACAACAAGGTATTGTAGATTACTATAAAAGTTTACCGGGGTCTACAGGAAGAGAAGGAGGAGAACAATTCTTTCAAGATGTAGCTAGAGATATGGGAGAAGTATACTCGTATGATGCAGATGCTACAAAGGCAGACTGGATATTTGATAGAAAAGCTACTGATGAATTAGCTGCTAAAAGAAAAGCTGATGCTATAGCTGCACAGAGACAATCAGATAGTGCTAGAGGGTTTACACCTGGATTTAAATATGAGGATGGTCAACTATACCAAAGAAGACAAGGTAAGGATACAGGAAAAGAACATTGGGAAGCTTCCAACTATAATATGGCCAAAATGTACGCTAAGAAATATGGTACAGATGGTTTAAGTAGTAAAGAGATAGTTCAACAGGTTAAAGAAAACCCAAGAGCATTTGCCTCTACTTGGGGCACACCACAAAATATAGCTCAAGCACAAGGAATTAAAATTAAGGAAAATAATATGACAAATTATAGAAATGGAGGTAGATTACTAAAATACCAAACCGGTAATAAAGTAGACTCTGTAAATACTTACCAGATTACACCTAAGGCAGTAAACGGTGTACAAAGAACAAATACAGCTGTTTTAACTCCAGGTGAAGTAGATCCTAAACAATATCAAGGTTTAAGCGAATGGCAGCCAGCCTATGATCCAAACAGACCTACTCAATTAGATAGTAAAGCCAAAGCTAATGCAGCTATAATGGCAGAAAGAAATAGAAGAAATCAAGAGATAATTAAATTTAGACAAGGGGTTCAGAAGAAATATGGCATAGATCCTAATACTATGGATATAAACCAAACAATCGACCCTAATGCTGTTTATCCGGAAGACCACAAACAAGCAGGTCAAAGAATGATACCAGCAGAAGACTTAGAAAATTTTTATAAAAATCTAGAGTGGAAAAATGCTTATAGAAGAAGAGCGGGGTTTAAAGAAAAACAATATTACGGAAGTAAAGAAGCTGAACAGCAAGGTTATACACCTCAGACAAATATTAGAGATTTAAACTTTGGTTATAGATTAACTACTGGATCTCAAGCGCCTGCTAGAAAACATAAAAGAGGTGGGGTTTTACTTAAAAAATCACAGAAAGGTGGTAAGTTAACTACTAAAGTTGAGGGTTACGATGGGGTAGTAAGTGAAACTTATGGTAAGTGGCTTACTAAACAATCTAAAAAACGTAAGAATAAAAGAAAGAAACAAGGTGGTGGAGATGGTTCATTAGAGGAACTATATAAAAAAGAATTACGTGTTTTAAATAAAGCTAAAAGAAAAGCTGAAAGAAAAGCAGATAGTAAAACAGCTAGCTATAACTGCGGTGGTAAATCTCACAAAGGTGGTGGGGTTTTACTTAGAAAAGGTCAAAAAGGTTTTGTAGTAAAGGATAATTCGGTTACTAAAAAGAATGACAAAGATTATAAAAAGTCTCAGAAAGATAAAGAAAAAAGGGCTAAGAAATCTGAAAAGACTTATAAGAAAGCATTAAAAAAACAAGGCTCTTTAGATTTAAATAAGATTGCTACTATAAAGAGATAAGTATGACTCTAAACGAGATAACATCAGCAATACGTAATAGAGTTTCAGATGGTTTATCTGGAAATATTTCTAACCAAGCTTACTCAGTTAAACAAATTGAGGAGGAAGTTGATTTAGAAAGAGCTGCTTATATACAAAAATATGCAGACTCCGGAAGAAAGCTTAATCCTAAATATTTATACCAAACTATAGATGCTTTACACGTAACCTGTCACGACTTATCACAGAATGCTCCATGTGGGTTTTCTTCCGGGGATGGAGTACCAGCTGTTAAAATACCACCTGTAGCAGCTACATTCGATGATAGTGCTGTAGAATATTTTGGTCTTATGAATAAGCAGGAAGACTTTATTGTGTATTTTGATACCGATAGTATGCAAAACCATAAATATCGCGTTAGAACGTCTAAAAGACCGTTTATTTGGATTGATACAACACAAGATAAAAATGGCATGATGACAGCTTATCTAATGAATGCTGGTCAACATGTTGGTTTAAAATATATGTCAATAAGAGCTATTTTTGAACACCCATCAAGAATTGGGGATGATAGTCCTGATTTTGGTGATAAGGAATATCCAGCACCAGGACACGTTCAACAAGCTATAATTGATACTTTGACTGAGAAATATGTTAGATACTATAGACAGATGAATCTGCCTCCTTTACCTAATACTCAGTCTGACCCAGTAACTTAATTAATTTATGGCACAAGAAGAAGCTCAAGAGCGTTTATATGAATACTTGACTAGTAAGCATAGAATGAAAGCATTATTTGGAATATCTATGACTGATGATGATTTCGTTGAAGATTCTTACTTTATATTTCGCGACCTAGGAAATGTTGCTACAGCTGTACATGGGTTTACGGCTAATATAGATCAAGATGGTTTTGTAGACCTTCCTTGTAATTTCGAATATATAGAGGCTGTATCAGAGGGGTCAACAGCAGATTTTAGTGATGATGATCTAGTAATTCTATATGGAGACCCTACAACTATAACTATAACAGCTAGTTATTCATTTTTACCTGATGTGGTTAGTGATCCGTCTTTTAAAAGACATAATTTATCTAGATCAGACCTTCATCCAAAGGGTGATTTTGTTCCATATGAAATTGATGCATCTGGTACTTGTAAGAAACTTAGATTTGATAAGAAGTTTGTTGGTAATATGGTTACCGTTATTTATAGGGGTATTTTAATGGATTCCGATCAAAACCCGTTGTTAACTAGGAAAGAAGTTGAAGCCATTGCTTATAAGATGGCCTTCTTAGTAACACAAAAGAAAGCTTTTATGGGGGATGATCAATCTACTAAATTCCTACCATATATTAAACCAGAAGCTGAGCGTATGGCCGCTGCAGCTAAAATTCCTGAATATTTATCTCAAAACTTCTTAGACAGACTACTTTCTGCAAAAACTAGATCAGATAGAAAAGTATTTTATAGTAGTTATAAAACTTTAGAATAATGCCTACTCATGTTTATAATGAGGACGGAAAATTAATAAAGGTAGCAGCATTTGACGCAAGTCTTATGCTTACCCTTAAGGATATATTTCCTAACGATAAAGAATTCGCTAAGGAAGTATTGGAAGTTAAATCAAACTCACCTAAGGGTAAACTACAAAAGTTATATAATGTTAAAGATAATTCTTCATTAGTTAGGAAGATCTTTAGATTATATATAAAAAGTGTTCTTTGGGATATAATATCTGGAAATTGTTCATATATGTTTCCAGGTAATTGTAAAGCTGAGATATATACAGCTGAAATGAAAGATTCAGTTGTTAAGTATAGAAGGCAGAAAGGTCAGTTACATGAATTCGATCTTTTAGCCACTAATTATAAAATACCTAGAGTTAAGTATAGATTTTCTAAACACTCTAGACGTCAGCAATTAGAAGTTTATGTTAATAAACCATATTATAAACATCTAGTAGATACAGCTAATAGTGGTAAAAACTTCTCTAAGCGACCAAAAAATATTAATCACTTTCTACCGGAGATTTACGAACAATTTCCTTATATTAAAGAAAGTAGTATAAATAAGATTGTAAGAATAGGATCCAGAAGAATGGCTTACAATTTAAGGAGAGGGGAAGAACTTAGGATCATAGATAAAGACGGTGAGATCAGATTTTATAGACCTCTAGGTAAAAATCATGATAAAGTAATGAGATCCGTCAAGAAGAAAAGATTAAATAGAGAAAAGAAACAAAATGAGTCAAGAACAGTCAGTTAATCAGTTTACAGAGCTTAACACAGATTCACATCCGATTAATACAAAACCTAATGTGATGACTGACGCTATTAACGCGGCTCTTACAACTAAAGGGAAAAACCAGCTTATCCTTCAAAATATGAATGGTAATGAGCATGTTACTCAACTTACTGAGGGATTTCAGCCATTAGGTGTTGAAGTATTTAAAGGTATATCTTATATAGTATCTGGTAGATTTGACTCTAACGGAAATTTTATCGAAGGAGAAATAGGGTCTTTCCCGTCTCCAGACTGGGACAATCTGGTAAATAATGGTATAGATGCTAGTTATTATTTACCTATGAAGGATAAGTATGCCCCACTAAAGAATTTTTCTACTATACCAAATAATTCACCAGTTATACCTCATCCACTAGATGATGATGTAAACTATAATGAACCTTTTAGAACTCCAGAGTTAAATTTTTTAAGTGATAGATTAATAGAAGTAGAGATACAACCATCATACGATGATTCAGTGAATATTATATTTACTGATGATTATAACCCTGTTAGATTAATTAACAGTAGATTTAAAGTGAGTGAGGATGGGAAAAATGCTGCTATTGCTGATAGGCGTCAAGATAAAGATACAAATACTTATGCTGAAGCGAGGTTTGGTGCTACTAAATTACTAAGACAGTCGGATACTATAGTCGACTTAACTTATAATGGTCTTAGTTATGGTGGGGCTATTAAAGGTGGCGGATATAGATTTTATTTTAAATACACGGATAGTGATGGCGGATTAACAGACATTATAGAAGAATCTCGTTTAATTTCTATGGGTTATGATGATCATGGAGCAACTGATCAAGAAGATACTGGTAAAACAATAAGTTTTACATTAAATAACTTAGACCAGAAATTTAGTGGTATAAAGGTATATTACTCTCATGCTGTAGGAGAAACCGATACTACAACTACAATTTATGAAATTCAAGATATTTATGATTTACCAGCTACTGGTGGGTCTATGAATATCACTGTATATGGTACTGAAGTCACAGATGTAATATCATATGCTACTCTTAACATAGATTATTCTTCTATTGATACCGTAAAAACAATCGCTCAGCATGATGATAGACTTGTTTTAGGTAATATTACAAATACTACAGATAATTTTGATATATTTAGTGATGCCGCCCAAGGATTACACATAGAGGAGATTACTAAAGATATAACTATAAAAGAGAAAGGTGAAGGATATGCTGATCCTTCTAACGTTTACTATAATTTAGGTTATTGGTCTGGAGAAACTTATGAAGTTGGTATTATATTTATTTTAAATAATGGACGAGGTCTAACACCAGCATTACCTATAAGAGGTGGTGATAATTATGATGGGACTTTCTCTTATACAGGAACCTCTCCAATAACAAGTGCTGACGGTTTTGTTGGCAACACATCTGAAAATAGACTTGGGGTTTACAGAACTCACAAACGTAAGGTACTTTTAAAGGGGGCAGCTTACGACACTACTGAGGTAAAAGGTCTTAGAGTTAATGTACAATCATTAATTAATAATTCTATTATTCAGTCTGAGACTGATGGATTCTTTTTTGTTAGGAAAGAAAGAAAAAATGACGCCTTAGTTCAGGGTTACATGTGTAACACTGCAGAAATACCTACGCTGTTAAGCCCAACCACACCTACATACAAGTCTGTTCAAGATTGTAGATGGGGCATTGGTAAAGATAGATATGGTTCAAATAATCACGGTCAACCTGCTTTTGAAGATAATGTAAAAGTTATGCCTTCCCCAGGTAGAATATGGGAAAATATTATAATGTATCAAGATACACCTATTGTTACTAATAATAATGTACCTGGTATAAAAAGAGGTGATCCATTATCTATGCAAGGTATAGTTTGGCCAGATCCAACTTATTACTCTCATAATGGGAAAGCTGTTCCAATGTCTTACGCATTCTATACACCTGATGCTTTAGTTAATAAGCCTTATATGTCGTCTATATTTAATGGATCAAATAAAGGATTAGCTATAAATGGTGTTAATGGTAATACAGTTATAGGTCGTCAAGATGTAGTAGAGAACTTACAAGTAACTACAACTCCAGGTGGTGGTACTGGGTACCCAATACAGTGGCAGGGTAAGTTTCCAATACCAAGTAACCAAACTATTAACTCACATATATGTACTACGGGAACGGCTACTACAGGTAATTTAACTTGTGGTACTAATCCGCCAGCAAACGGTGATTTAACTATATTAGGGCCTTGGGGTGGTGGTTTTGAAACAGCACCTAATAGTAATATAACATTAAATTTAGATGCTGAGTTTAGATCTTTAGATGGGGCATGGAGTATAGGACCTGTTACACATACATATGTTGATCTCCTAAATATCTCTCATACTAGAACAGAGACCGGGTTTTTAAAAATAGATTTACAAATAGATTCTTCTGGTAATTATGTTCCAGGATCTGGTACTGTTGGTGGGTACGCGTTAGATGCTACATATAGCACGGGTACTAGTGCATGGACTGCATTTAGGTATTTAGAAGTATTTGATTCATCACCTAAGAAGCCATCTGTATATGGTAATCAATTTGCTCAATCACCGCAACATGATAGGGAAATTGGGGTTGTTAACTCAGCTGTTTTCTCCGTTCCTTTAAATACAATGTCTGTCGGACAAACTGGTACATTTACAATACAAGTAAAATTACCTATCTATAGATATTATAAATATTATGGTAATAGTGAGGGTAATACACCTACTCTAGCGTATACTGAAACAGTAGAAGTTACTGGTACATATACTTTAACTGGTATGCAAAATACAATTAATAATAATTTACATACTGTATCTTCTACAGATAATACACCTATTCAAGATATACGTATTGAGAATATTGTATTTGATCCTACACCATTAGATGATCTAGATACTGGTGAATCTATTAAAGTTAATTATATACCCGATAATCAAGATTCTTTCAGTAACGGGCAGTTTGCCTCTAAAAGTGATCGAAACCTATTCTATACTGCAAGAGATGCGCAAGATAATAATTTAATTGATCAACCTTATTCTAGTAACCCTAATAGTGAGCAAGCATTAAGCGGTGTAAATACTGGTATTATATGGGCAGCTGATCAAATTCGTTTTGCAGATTATATTGGGGTTAAAATATCTAAGATAGAACAAAATGATAAAGCAGATATATACCTAGCTAATGAACTTAGAAATGATGATCAGAGTGTTCGTAATTATTTAGCATTTCAACAAAATGGATATGGATTAGCTGGTACAGATATAGCTGATTGGACATATAAAGTACAGCATGAAGGATTCAGACTTGGTGTTGTTTCTAACATCTATAGTTCACCAATAGGTCCACAAACACAAACAGACTGGAAAAATAAATATAATAATTCTGGTGTTGTCGAACCTTATTATGCAATTTCTAAAAGATATAGTTGGGAAGATGTAATAAATAATGCAGATATAGATATTTATGATGGGGATTGTTTTATAAATTATGCTTATAAAAGATTAAATTACTCTTTAGGTATTGAAGGTACACCTTCAGCCACAGACCCTACTTTATATGCATATCTATTACAACCAGGTTTATATGATAGAGGTACTGTATTCCCTATTGTATGTGAGAGTAATTATAATACATCTATGAGAACATTTGAGTTCTTTAGCCCGGAAGAAAAAGTATTATATGGTAAAAATAGAACTTATTTTCCAATAGATACTATTGAAGATATTAGAGGTTCTAGACAAAATGAAAGTGCTGGTTATAACCACGGGTACCATTATGCATTTAGTGATCGTAATTATACAGCTCTTAATGATAGGTCTCCTGTTTTAAATATAAATTATGGTAACCGTGTAATGGTTTCTGAGTCAGCTGTTGCTGGTAACTTTAAAAATGGTTACACAGACTTTAGTGGTCTTAATTTTAGAGATTATAATAAACAATTAGGAGAGATTACAAAATTAGTTGCTCATAATAATCACTTATTCTGTATTTTTGAAAAGGGTACAGGAGTTGTTCCTATGAACCAACGTACTATGGTTGGGGGTGAAGGAGACGGAGTATTTATTGATGATGCTAAGATCTTAGCACAGAAAATGAAAATAATTTCTACTGAATATGGTAGTGATCAACAATTTAGTATTATTAAAACAGATGAGTACATATATGGGTGTGATTTAAATAAAACCAAAATATGGAGAATTGTAAGCCAAGGTGAGCAGCATAGTATGGAGCTTATTAGTGATTTTGCAGTACAAGTAATATTAAACGAGTACAAGGACAGGTTAGATAATAATAGATTACCAAGTTTCGTAAAAGCTAATTATGATAGGGAAAGAAATAATGTTATATTCTCATTCTTAAACCAATTAGATGGTAAGTATACTACAGATTTATATCAAATGGTTGCAGTTCCCCCTAATGACCCAGATCCTATAGGTGATGTACCTGTAGAGGTTGGTGATGTTGGAGGAGATACTCCAGTTGATCCGCCGGTAGACGATGAATTTACAGATATAGATTTAAGTGGTCCTGTAAATGCTGCTGATTTTGCTGCGTATGAAACCGCTAAGAAAACAAAAGCAGCTTCTGACACACCTGTCACAGATGCTTCTGCGGGAACAGCAACTGATGACGCAGTAGATGGTTTAGATACATTAAGTCCTAATAGTAAAGGGGAGGTTATATTGCCTGGCGGTTATACCACTATACCGGGATATAATGAACAACTTCAAATATATGAGCCTGTATTAGTAGAGACTAATAAATTAGGTAGTTTATATTTTAATGAAACTATAAGTAAGTGGGTATCTAGATTAAGTTGGAATCCTCTGTTTACATTTAATATAAGTAATGATTTATATTCATTTAATGCTGTAGATAATATGGATAAGGTTTGGGAGCATTTTTCACCTAATGTACCTTATTGTCATTTCTATGGTAATCAAGATAAGTTTGAATTTGAATTTGTGTTGGTTGATAATTCTTCAGCTCAAAAGATATTAAATAATTTACACTTTATATGTAATAGAACTTTCCCGGGTAGAATTACATATAAGATTGATTCTGATGTTGATTATGAGACATTCGCAGTTACTGACGGATCTTATACGCAATTAATGAAACAAAGACATGAATATATTTCATGGACTGCTACTCAGTTTATGAATGGTGGAAACTTACTTATAGACTTTGGAATTAGTGCTGAAGAAGCCGAACGTATTGTAGGATCCCACTTTGTACATAACAATATTTTTTATATCATTGGGAATGCTATTACGTTGAATGGAGTAAACTATGTAGGCATAACTGATGAGTTTGGAGCTCCTGTTACAGCACCACTTACTGGTCTGAATATCAATAGATTAGAATTCGGGATCATCAAACAAAATATGGAATATAGGGAAGATCACTTATATGTTGAAGTTGGTAAGGGTACTGATAAATCAAGGGTAAGAGATAAAGCAATAAAAATAAGAATTGTATATGAAGGAAACGACTATGTTACGATACAGTCAATCATTTCTAAGTTCGTTTACTCATTTAACTAATAAACAATGGCAAAAGATAATATTTACGATTTAACGATCTCTGAGATCATTCTAAGGCTAGAAGATCTGCAAGGTGCAAGTCTTAATACAGCCCGCTTAGAACTTTCATCATCTATAGGTGAAATTACAGTACCGGAAAATTATAATAATGGTGCTGTAGTATTTACTTCTACAATAGTAAACATGCCAACTGGTTATAGTATTGTAGCCAGTTCTCATGTTATTACATATCCTACAGCTGAACCAAATACAGTAGGTAGTGCTACTCCGTTATCTGGTGTACCTACCAGTGTTATTTTAGGAGCAGTTGGGTCTACATTCGTAGTAACATCTACAGTCGATATTACTGATGGTGTTACTCCGGTAACTTTAAATGCCTCACTTACCATTACATCTGTACTACCAACTTATTATGGAATGAAGACGGCTCCTGTTGGAGCTCCAGATAGTACATCTCTATCTGAAATATCTAGTTCATTAGATACATTTGAAATTACAACAAATGGGGTACCAGAGAGATTATATGTAGCTATACCCACAGCTAGTGGAGGGGCCAATTTTAAAGGGGTGGCTATCGAACCAAATAAAGTATGGATTCCAGCATCAGATTTTACTCAAACCACTGTAGGATCTCATGAATTTTGGGTATTAAATTATGATACTATATTTACGGAACCGCATAAGAAGACATTTACGATTAAAACAACATAATTAATATGGCAACAGAAATTAATAATAATCTAAATCCTAAGATAAAAGAATCTTTAGATGCAAGGTTAGCTCCTGTGGCTAATGTTGCTAGTTTACCAGATCCTAATGCCGCTGCTAATTTTATCCCAGAAGGGGCTATTATTTATGTACAGGATGTACAATTAAATTACCAAGCCCAAGAATCAGCTCCTAGCGTGCTAGCATGGGTTAATATTGGTGGAGCTACAACTACATCTAAAACGACTGGAGCTCTTAATATAACACCTACTACTACTGTATTAGATTTATCATTAGTGTCTCCAGCTATTGCTACATGTCATAGTGTAGTAGTTACTGTAGTTGGTGGTGGATCCGCTACTATTGCTAGCATTACAAATGCAGTTGCAGGTGAGCAAGTTACATTTTATATAGCAGATGCACAACAATTAACTTTTGTACATAAAGATTATGATGTTGCTGGGTCAAACGATATTGTAATGGAAGACGGGTTTGATATGACTATTAATGGTCGTGTAACCGGTAATGAATCTGTTACATTTAAGAATCATGGTACAGCAATGTGTCAGTGGGATGCTGTTCAGTATATAAAGAAAGGGGATTTAATCACTAACTTCTTAGATGCTATAGGAGTTATTAATAATCTTACATCTACAAGTACAACATCTCCACTATCTGCTTACCAAGGAAATTTACTTAACCAAGCTATACAAGGAAAGGTAGATAATTTTAATCTTGGTACACATTTAGCGTGGACTGGAACTGATCCAAATGTATTATATGCTTTACCATGGGCATGGGAAATTTGGTCTGGTACTAGACCTAAATCTATAGATCCTACAACATGGATACCAGGTCTTTACTCTACACCGGCCGATAATTATTATTGGGTAGATTTAAGGTCTACTGACCAAGGTGCTTATCTATTACCGCCCCAAAAAGACCCTACGGTATTTAATAACTGGATTCAAATAGATCAACCGTTAAATAACTCTAAGATAGTTAGATACGATATTGCAGCAGATGCATCTTTAACTGCTGTAGGTTCTAATTATAACCCTAGAGTTGACACAACTACTGCAAATGGGGACGCTTTGGTATCCGCGTGGAATGCAGACGGACCAGCCACGGAAAAAGTATCGTTCACATTACCTGAAGGTACATATAAAGTAAAGGTAAAGATAAATGTTGTATCTGATAAACATAATGATTTTACATTTAATTTTTACAGTATAAATGGATTAACTACTGCAGCTGCAGGTGTTCCAGGTACTACTGTTTTAAAAGATATTGCAACAGTAGCTAGTCCTACAACAGCGTGGACTGATTCTGACCAAGCTTCTTATGAAGTAGAGGCTTTACTAATTATTGGATCTACAGCTGGGGTTGGTGACGGCGTTATCCTTGGATTAACAACTACTAGTTCTTGGGCTGCCAGTTCTTTAAATACTACATTAGCTGGTTATTTAGAAATAACTAAATTGAAATAACATGATAAGCGGAAAACAATTTAAAAATATGGCAGATTATATGTTCTCAGGAATACCTGGGTACACTCCGCCTACCTCAACATTTACAGCTACACCAGATACATACGTAGATACTTCATTACCTGGTAGTATCGTTTTATCCGGAACTATTACACAAAATGATGGTACTGTAGATAGTTGGGCAATTAATGAAGGTGTAACACCAACTCCTATAGCTACAGGAACTAATTTAACACCATCTACAACATTAACCGGAGGTAGTATACCATCTTCACCTGGTACATATAATTACTATTTAACTGTATATTATACAGATTCAAATGGAGATCCACAAAGTTTTATTGAGTCTATAACTGTTGTGGTTACTGCTGCGTTTAAGTACGGCCAATTATCAGGTCCTGGAGATAATATTACTGTTCCTGGAGATTTAACAGCGCCTTTAGAAGCTGCTTTAACTGTGACAGATAAAGCGACTATTATTAATATATTTAGTTTAGTTGCTGCAGTAACAGCTAGGGTAGTGTTTGTTGTACCGGATTCTTATGGTACTGTTACGGCTATTGAGGATGGAGCAGGTCTAGATATTACTAGTCAATTTAATGTTATTGTAGATGCTGGTAACAATAGAAAAATATATTGCAGTATAAATACAATAGCACCAGCTACTTACTATTATAAATTTATCTTTTAATGTCAGCTATTACTAATAAAAATGCTCAAGGAGAAGGTCTTCGTATAGGATCTCAAACACCTGTAGATGATAGGGTTGTATTTACAGATCTTACAGACTTACAAGATTTAGGTGCCGGGGATTCTAATGCATATCGTTATTATGAAGGTATGCGTGCTTGGGTACTTTCTACAGAAAGGGAGTATGTATGGAAGGAGTCTGCAACAGGTGAATTACCATCATCATTTACTTACCCCGCTGGATTGACAGTTAATGGTATATCTTATGGTGGACGTGATTTTAACTTTGTTGAGACTGGTACTGTTAGTTTATCAGTTGTAGCCAGTACTCATATAGTTACATCTGTATCTTTAGTAGCTTCAACTCCTTATGTTGTAAATGTACCCGGAGCAGCTGATATTATATCTGTAAGTGTTTACACTGCTACAGGTGAAAATATAACTGATGGTATTAATATTGAATTAACAGCAGTTGATGATATAACCTTAACTTCATTAGATTCGTTAGCTAATTTATCTGTAAAAGCAACTTATATATTATAATTTAAATTATGGCAGACACTAATAATATACACGTACATATTGACCATAATAAACATGAGATAAGAAATTTTTCTGTTGAAAAGTTAGGTGCCCACCCTACTGGAGGTGATCTTTATGAGGGTAGAATGTGGCAATTAACTACAGGCGAAAAAGACATTTATATTTACTCCGATACTACTATTAAAAAGATAGTAACTGCTGATGATTTAAATAAATTTGGAGCTTTAATTGGTACTTATGACGCCTCAACTGGAGCTATCCCTGACGGCGTTACGGCTGGTCAAATAGGTTCTGGTGTAGATGATGAAGGTTTATCAGCTACTGCACCTGCTAATATTCAAAAGGGTGATTTTTGGATAATTTCTGTTAGTGGTACTATTGCTGGTATTGCTGGGGAAACTACTCTAAATATAGGTGATATATTAATGGCTACTGCAGATTCTGCTATTTTAGCTGCAGATTTTTTAGGTATTAAATCTAATGTTGATACTTTAGCTCAAGTATTGGCGGCTGGAAATACTACTAATGATGGTCAAACTATTGATGCATTAAATGGTGGTGGTCAGATTAATTTAAGAGATAGTTCTGACAATGTTGTAGCTATAACGAATGATTCTGGTGGATATGCTAAAGCAAACATCTATTTTGATGATGCTGAAGCTACTATGGGGTTTGATTATATAGGGGTAACACCTAAAGCAGGGTTTCAAGCATTTGCTTCTGATAATATTATACAGGTTAAAGCTGGTGATAAGATAATACTTAAATCTGGTTTAAACACTTCTACTCACTCAATTCTTAACGCAAGTGTATCACCTGTACTTATAGGTACTTCTAGTAAAATCCAGTCTGATATAGGTGTAACAGGGTCTGTTGCTATTGGTGGGGGTTCTGCTGGGGTTCTTAGACATTTAAAAACTAACGATACAGCTTATGTTGATAAGCTTGGATTTTTTAGTAGTAGTACAACTAATGTAGAATCAATATTTACATTTGCTGGTATTGCGGATAGAGCTGTTACTGTTCCCGATAAGTCCGGAACACTTGCTATGTTAAGCGACATCACACCGCTTAGTTATGGTATTTACGCAGGAAGTGGTACTGTACCTACATCAGTAGTTGCTACTTTAACTGATGATTTTACATTTTTTACTGGCGGTGGATCTAACTTATTTTGGATAGACGGAGGATCAGAGCAGATAGCTATTAATACAAGTTCTCCTACTGTAGGGACTAAATTTGAAGTTAGAGACGGTCTTGTAATGTTTGTTAAAGGTGGTGGGCCAACCGCAGGATTACTTCAAGACGTTGGTAGTTATACAGAAAATACAAAAACTGTTCTTCCTGGAGCTGCTTTCTTTGGGACTCAATCTGTAGGAGTTTTACAAGATGTTGTTGCTGGTGATGCCCTTACCTCTATTAGAGGGTCTAGAAATATGGCTGTTTGGAATCAAACAACTGCTGGACAATCACTTACCGCATCTAGAGGTATGGTTGGTAGTGCTAATAGAATTATTTTAGTTGATCAGGGTACTGTAACCCAAGGTATTGGCATTCTTAATGAATTTCAAACTGTTACAGCTAATGGTACTATAACCGAAGCTATAGGATCTTGGAGTGGTTTATCTACTTCTAATTTAGGTACTATTACAGGATTTAAAGCTTATTATACACCTGATCTAAGTGCTGTAACTGGAGCGCCTGCTGTTGGAGCTAGATACGGTTTATATTTATCTGATTCTGGTTATAACTATATAAATGGTAGGTTAGGGATAGGTGATGATGCTCCAGATGCAAAATTACATGTTCAAGGGGAAGGGACAGATGCTGGAACTACCTCTTTTCTTGTTGAAGATTCTGCGGGGGTTGACTTTTTTCAAATTAGAGATGATGGTTCTTGGTCATTAGGCGAAGGTGCTGTTCCTAATACTAACACTACTGTTATTATAGGTCTTAATGCATCAGCTACCCATGCTTCATCTATCGTGATTGGAAATGGAGCAAGTGATAATGCGGGGAGTACAAGAGAACAAATTATTATAGGTGTAGGTGCTACTCAAAGTGCAGCAGGTGCTGTATATGGAGTTGCTATTGGAACTAATGCAAGTGTAGCCTCATCATCTGTAGCTATCGGGAAAGATGCTACAAACACAGCTAATGGAGGTATTGCTATTGGAGTAGGATCAACTACAGGGGCAGGAGTTGCTATTGGAAATGGCGCTGATGGTACAGGAAATAATGCTGTTGCACTTGGCGGTTCATCAGTATCTACTGGGTTTAGAGCAACAGCAGTTGGATTTCAAGCAAATGCTGGGGCAGGGTATTCAGTAGCAATAGGTAATGGAGCGACAACTGCCGGGGCTAATTATGCAATAGCTATTGGAACATCTGTTGTTACTACAGCAGCAAACTTTTTAATAGGATATTCTGTAACAGATACTGGAGCATCTAGCGGTGTAGGTATAGGGCATACAGCAATAGTTGGTGCTGCTCATACTATTGCAATAGGTACAGAAGCAGAGGCTACAGGTATAGAATCTATAGCAATAGGTGGAGGATGTGTTGCATCGGCAGCTGGAGCTATAATAATAGGTAGATCAGATAATCCAACATCAACAGATTTAACTAATTCAGTTGGAAATTCTTTTGGTATAGGTTGGGAGGAAACTACGCCAAGTTTCTTATTAGCTAAGACAGCCGATTCTTATATGGCTGGTACTGGTAAATTAGGTATTTTTGTTAAAGTGCCTGCTAATGATTTATCTGTATCTCCTATACAGTATGAAACAGGTACAGCATCACAATCTGGTAATACTATTACAGGTTCTGGTACAACATTTACAGCAGCGATGGTTGGTTCTCAATTTATTTTTGCTGATGGTACTAATGCAGGTACAATTACTACATATACAAGTGGTACTTCTATTGATGTAGATACAAGTGCAACAGTAGGATCACAAGCTTATAAAATACATTATACAGGATTACAATTAGATAGTACAGGAAAAGTAGGTATAAATACTACCTCTCCTACAGAGGCACTAGATGTAAAAGGTAACCATAGAGTTGAAGGTCAAGCATATTCTGCGGCTGCTTCTACTTTAACACCTACAGGAACTACTGAAACAATTGATTGGAATGATAGTAATGCTGCTACAGTAGATTTAGCCTCTGCCACGGGAGATGTTACCTTAACATTAAGTAATCCTAAAGCAGGAGCATCTTATGTAGTAAAAGTAATTCAAGACGCTACTACACCAAGAGACCTTGTGTGGCCTGCAGCAGTTAAATGGCCTGGAGGTACTGCACCAGTAATTTCTACTGGAGCTTCAGCTATAGATTTAATTATTCTTTTTTACGACGGGACAAACTATCTAGCATCATTCAATCAAACTTTTAGTTAATGCTTTTTCATTCTAGTTTATATGCGGGAGCAAAGCCTCCGTCTTTACCGGTAATATATAATAAGTATAGCCCTTTACATATGTGGAGTGCTGAAAATATCAGTGAATACTCTACTAAGAATGCTTTAACTGTAGTTACAGATGAGTATGTTAATTTTGATAATGTATTAACTGCTGTTGCATCTCAGACTACAGGTACAATTTCTACTTGGGTATATTTACCAGATGTAATAGCTGGTGTTACTCACAGATTAATAACATTTGGTGATACAGATGCTAATGAATTTTTAGTCTTCCAAATAGATACTCTTGGAAGATTTGTAGTGGCTTTAGGTATTGCCGGTACTACCCAGTGGAATATTAGATCTACCTTCGCTATAGATACAACTGATGGTAATTGGGTACATTTATTAGTGGCTCATGATGGAGTTAAACCTAATTTATTTGTGAATGGGGTTGATATATCTACTATATGGGCTGTGGATGTAGATCGTACAAAATGGTTTACAGATTGCACGGGATTGGATAATGGTAGACTTGGGTGTTTAAATTACAATTCAGGTGGTAATACCGAATTTTTTGACGGTAAGTTTGGTGATATCTTAATTACAAGTGATGCTAAAAATGCAGCTGCTGTAACTGATATATATAATAATGGTTTTCCTAAAGATGAAGGTAGTATATCTAATGCTATAGTTTACTATAGATTTGATAATGCTTCTGATAATTATAATAGCGATGTAGTTAATGAGTGGAGATTTTATGATGAAATAAGTAGTATAACAGCTGATTCGGTAAATTGTGAGGTTGGTGATATAGCTGAAACTGAAATAACTTCTCATGTGGTATTGTATGATTATGCTGGGACGCACGATTTATCTAGTCATGGATGGAATTACCCCACTATACAATATGATGATTCTAACTACAAAGGAAGACAGACGTTTAAATTTAATGGTACATCTACTGGATTTAATAAAAACTTTTCAGATTTTAGATCAGGAGATAACGTAGGTATGATAACTTATATTTGTACCCCCAACGATGATTTAATTTATGCGTTTTCAACAGCTGATAAATCATCGAATAATAGATATTTTATTGGTGGTGGCACTGGTTCTAGTAATTTTGGGCGTATAAGATCTATTAACGGAACATCTACTATTAATAACTTTCAAAACACTCAACCTAGAGGATATCCTAAAATGATTTGCACTGTGTTGTCTGATGGGGTAAATTTTAAAATATGGGTAAATGGTATTGAGCAATCTACTGCTACAATAACAGCTGATGGTCAGTGGTTAAATGATATGGTTGCTGGGGAGCTTGATAATATTTCTATAGGGTTTTCTAATCAATCTACAGAATCTTTTGCCTCGATGGATTGGGCATTAACTATGTACCATGATTCGGTTTTAAGTGACGCTGATCTAAGATCTATGCACCAAGATATTATGAAGTATTATGGTATGGATTTTGAGGTAGCGATAAGTGAGATAGTTAATACTTATAGTACACATAATATGTGGAATGCTAATATGAGTTTCGTAGACGGTACAACTACAACACTTTTTGATATTCTGGGGAAATATGATATGGCTAACCCAGCTGCTGCTAATCAACCTACATTTACTACATCTGACGTAGATTTTAATAATGAATCTAGTATTACTTTTGTAGATGCAGGAACAGATTATTTAGAAAATTCAGTGGCTAATTACGGTAGTACTTTAGGAACTACTGGTGTATTTACTGTTGTATGTAAAATAACTGATCTATCTGCTACAAATATTTTATATTCTGTTGTAGACGTAGCTACAAATACCGAGAGACATCTAGGGGCCGTTACTACATCAGGTAATGCTAGGGTTTTATATAATAAGGATGGTGCCGGGGTATTTTTTAGAGATGCTACAACTACTACAATCACAGCTGGAAATACCTATATAATGTCATTTATGCAAAAAGGCGCTTCTACATTAGCTGTTATAATAAATGGGGTTAATGAAGTTATGTCAGGATCTTCTACAGGAGACTGGTTAGATGACTATACTGTATCCGATGCAATACAGATGGGGGCAAAAGTAAATTCAGCTGCTACTTATTCTCCAGATGTAGAGATGGCTTATATGGATTATGCTCCTTATACTGATGTAGCTACTGTTCAAAATTTACACGCTAAATTAAATAAAATTTATAATATATACTAATTATGGCTACTTTTAGAGGAATAGTTTGTAATAACGATACTGATTACAGAAATAAAGAACAACTTATACATAATTTTTTATATGGTAAGTATGGTAAGCAATCTACTGATGAAGATGGTAATGTATTAGAGTCGGGGGATTATACCAGTCAAAATTTTGCTGGGGCAGGCGGTAGAGTAGATTTACGAACAACTGAAGGTAAACCTATCTTAGTTGAGCCATCAAAATCGGAATGGGCTTCTGAAATGCCTACCTTACCATTAAACTTTCAAGACCTTGATACGTCAATAATCGATCGAGGAGAACTTTAATAGAACATTAAAATTTAGAGATATTTTGCTATATATTAAGATATCTAAGAAATAAATACACATAATATGTTACTAAGAAATAACGCTTTTAACAGATACCAACCAGATGCTTATGGGAATAGTCTTAATAGTATGACCCCACCTGGAACTATTAGACCATCTTCTAATCTTAATATGAGAAGTAAGGATAAAGAATTATCTTCTGTTGAAAAAGATAAAAAAAGAAGAAAATTTTTAGACCATAATAAAACTATGTCAGAGGCTAAGGATAAGGCTGATTTACTTAAAGAACAAGAAGCCCCTGAGTTTGAAAAAACTGACTTTGATTATGCTGGAGCTACGACTGGAGCTATGCAAGCTGGTATAAGTGGTTATCAGAGTGGGAAACAATCTGGAGGATCTGGAGGTGGTATGTTTAGTGGTATGGGTAAAAGTAAAGGGTATTCTGGATATAAATCTAGTGCTGGGGAAGGTGCTATGTCTAGGGCTGATTGGAAAGCTGCTGGTAAACCTACAGGCGGTGGAGCTGCTACAGCTAAAGGCGGTGGAGCTGCTGCTTCTGGTGGCGGTAAATCCGGCGGTGGTGGAGGAGGTGGTTTCTCTGCTGGTGGTGGAGCTGCTGTTGCGGCTGGTACTGCTTTAGTTGGTGCTGCTGGTGCTCAACAATCTGCTAATAAAAATGAAGATGTTGGCGGTGCTATGTCTGGTGCTGCTACCGGTGCTAGTATTGGTATGACCTTAGGACCTATTGGTGCTGCAGCTGGAGCTGTTATTGGTGGTGTAGCTGGGTATTTTTCTGGTAAAGGAGCTAAGGAAAAGAGAGAAAAAGCTGAGAAAAAAGCAGCCGCTGCTAGGGAAAGACATAATGCTGCTATTAGGGAGCAAAAAAGAAAGATAATTGGTAAAGCTACTGAAAAGGCTAGATATCAAAGAGTAATGAATGAAGCATCTAGATATGATGCTCAAGGTAATCTTAGATATAAAAAAGGTGGTGTGCTTAGATATGGTATTATCTCTGTGAATGAAATAGCTTCTATTAAAGCAGAAACTGAAAAAAGAGACGAGCCAACACCAGAAGCTAAGCCTAGAAAAATTACACATAGGTATGAGAAAGGTGGTACACTCTTAGGGAGAGAAACTAAACCTACAAAAGTTATTTTCAAGAAAAACGGAAGTAAAACTGTACCTGTATTTAGAAGGGGCGGTAAAATAGATGTGGCTAAAACTAATGTAATTGTAGATGGGCCATCTCATGATGAGGAAAATAATACAAGTGTAAAGGGCGATAGAGGTTTACCCGTTGTAAAAAATGGTGCTAAAGTAGCTGAGATAGAAAGTAAGGAATTAGTTATTAATAAAGAATCTACTTTAGAAATAGAAAAACTAGCTAAAGAAGCTAAAAAGAATCCGGAAGCTAAGAAAAAATTAGGGGAACTAGTGAATAAAGAATTAGCTGATAATACGTTTGATTACTCTGAATTAATGACAGATTAATGGGGCTATATAAATTAAATATAGGTGATAAAAAATTAAAGGTCGCCGTGGCCAATACAGAAGAGACCTTATATCAAGGTCTTTCTGGTACTAAGAGGTTAGGTAAAAATAAAGGAATGTTATTTATGTTTCCAAAACCTTCTAACGTTACTATGGTTATGCGCGATATGAATTATGATCTTGATTTTGTAATGCTAGATTCTAACTGGGAAGTTATACAGGTAGGATCTTTAGATAAAGATGATAGGTTTGGTATTACAGCTCTTATGCCACCTCATATGGTATTAGAGTTAAATAAAGGCGATATAGATCGTTTAGGGATTAGACTTGGCATGACTTTAAACCCTGAAAAAGATTTATCTACTCAATTAAAAGGGGTACAAAAATTTAAACATGGCGGTAGGTTTGAAATGGTTGGTGAGAAGGTATTTGAGGTTAAAGTTGATGATATAAAAGTGGATCCTAATAAATTGCAAATACTTAACACGGACGGAGAAGTTGTTGCTAATATAGAACCTGGAGCTCGTATTTTTAGTAGAGAGGATACTAAAAGATTAATTAGTAAACATAAAAATGGGGATAAACTTGCTTTAGCAGAAGCTATGATTGAAATGATCGATAGGCAAGATAATCAAAAACAAGAGTACGTTACAAAGTAATGGGGGTTTTAAAGAAATATCAAAAAGGTGGCGAATTTATCGGTACTGATCCTAGTACTATTCCTCAGGATATAATTGACCTTAGTCGTTACTCTGGTGATGTAAAACCTATGGACCATATGATCTCACAGCCTCACGGGTATAAACATAATACTATACCTGGAGAATTTGAGTCACCAGCTAGAAGATATTTTAAAGCTGCATCTATTACAAATAAAAAACCTATTAATAGAAGTAAAACAACGCAGTCTAAGGATAAAGAAGTTATAGATGGTAAGTGGCATAACTTTTCTGTAGAAGATGGCTATAACAGTCTTAAAGAGGGTGATAAGGTTAAAGTAGGGGATGCTACGATTAAAGTTACTGGAGGGTACGGATTAAGAAATTTAAAAGGGAGAAAAGAAGAACACTCTAGAGGAATTGATATTACAACTTCTACTGGAAAAGCTCATGCTTTATCAGATGGGGTTATTGAAAGTGTTTTATTGGAAGGCGATGGATCAAAAGTAGGAACCGGAGCAAAACCTGCAGCTGGGTATTATGTAGTGGTTAGAAATTCTGACGGTACTAAAACACAGTATATGCATCTTGATCCTATGACAGAAACTGATATAAAAAATCTTAAAGGTAAAAAGTTAAAAAGGGGGGATGAAATTTGGGGGTATACAACTGGATCAGGTTCTATGACAGCACCACACGTTAAAGTTAGACACTATGGTACATCATCTAAGTATAATGTAGACCCCTCACAACTTATTCAAGGTATAGCATATAAATATATACCTGATGGAGAAGGTAATAATATATTTAGTTATAAACAAAAGAAGAAACCATTACTTAAAAGTTAAGGTATGAGTAAAGTTATATTTGATTATATACTTAATAGGTATAGATTGGTTTCTCGAGCTAGCCAGGTAAACTATGATAATACTGCGTCCGGGTTAACATCTGTTAATGTTAAAGACGCAATAGATGAGGTATCTGGAACGCTAACAATAATAAATAATAATGAGTTACTTATCACATATTATGAAGTTGTCGCAGGAACAAGCTCACCAGACTCGGTTACTGTACCGACGAATGGGACGATCGTACTCGACAAGTTTGGAGCCTCAAAAGATGCAATTCTTTCAAAGATTGATGGGAACAATAACGTCACTTGGGAAAGCCCTCAAACTAGTGGGGGAACGATAGTAACAACATCACTAGATGCAGATGGAAATTATGTATTCTCTGGAACTCCGGCAGATACAAATGTTGCTATAATATATACTTTTAAAATAAAATTTTCTGACTTACAAAATGCAAATATTTCAAATATTCTATATGAGTCAGAGTTAAATTCTCAAAGAGGCGACGGGTCTACAATAACAGAAGTGTCTAATAATTATAACGCTTCTGCTGGGGATTTTGTTGTAATGACAACTGGAGGAAGTGATAAAACAGTAACCTTACCACAATCACCTAGTAAAGACGATGTTATAAATGTGTATAAGTATGATAATGCCGGTGGTAAAATAATAGTAGATGGGAATGGAAATAATGTAGACTTTGAAAGTCAAACAGAAGTAGTTTTACAGGGAGAGAATCATACTTATCAATTTACAGGGACTGAGTGGTTAATAAAATAAATTATAATAATAATGTCGGTAATTAAATCGAATAATAATGAATATGGTGCTTTTGGGGAGCAAATAACTTCCCATTTAACTCCTGTTGTTCAATTAGCAAATAAATATAAAATAGATCCTTCTAATTTACAAGAATTAGAAACTTTTACGGCAACTGGTGGTATAGCAGATAATGTTGGTAACCTATTTAGATGTCAATCGGGGACTTCTTTAGGCGGATATGGTGTGGTAAGATCTAGAGAAACTTTAAATTATAGGGCTGGACAAGGTATAGTTTGTAAATTTACAGCTGCTTTTACTACTGGTATAGCTAGTTCTTTACAATTTGGTGGAATGTTTAATCTAACGGAAACTATTGCATTTGGATATGATGGAGCTAATTTTGGTATTATTCATTCCTATGATGGGGCTGCTGAAGAACAAATAATTACTGTAACTGCCACAGGTGCCGGGACATGTACTGTAACTTTGGCTGATGATGCAGTAGGTATATCAGTAACTAATAGTAATACAGAAACAAATGCAGAAGAAATAAGAGCAGGATTGGCTGCTGATGGTACGTTAAGTGGGAAATGGCGTTTTGAACAAGTTTCAAATGTAGTATATTGTATAGCTAAGTCAGCAGCAGTACAGACTGGTACATTTTCAGTTAGTGGTGGAGTCACGGCATCTATCGCACAAAAAACAGCAGGTAAAGCCAAAACAGATGGACATGAAGCACAAACAAACTGGAATATAACTACAACACCATTTAGTGGGTTTGACCCCACAAAACTAAATGTATATAAAATACGTTACGGGTATCTAGGTGTAGCTAATATTACATTTTCTGTATATGATCCAAATAAAGGTATTTTTGTAGAAGTTCATCGCATCAAATGGTCTAACACTGATACAGTTACTCATACAGGAAAACCTAATTTAAAAGTTGGGTGGGCTTCTGCTAGCCTTGGTAGTAGTGGAACTAATTTAACAGTTTTAGGAGCTTCTGCTTCCATATCTCTTGAAGGGGACGAGCTTGTTAAAAATAATACATTTTCTGATAATGATATTGTTAGTAGTCTTGGAACTACTCTTACTAATTTAATTACTTTAAAGAGTAGATTAGTTTATGGAAATTATTATAATTTAGGAAAAGTTTTTCCTGTCACAGTATTTGTGGATAGTGAACATAATAAAGCAGTTATTGTAGAAATTTATAAAACTCCTGATGTAGATGGTACTACTAATTATCAATTTGTGGATGAGTTTAATAGTATTTCAGTTATTGATAAATCAGGTACTACTGTAACAAATGGTACGTTAATTTTTTCCTTTATTGTAGCAGCTAATGGGGATGCAAGTGCAGACTTAACAAAATTAAAGACAGAGTTATTACCAGAAGAAACTTTTGTGATAGCAGCTAAGACAGTATCAGGAACAAGTGCTGGAGATACTACTGTATCTATTGCCTGGAAAGAGGAGAAATAATATTCTTCACTATAAAACTTTAACTTTAAAAAATTAATATAAATTTTGTATATTCATTGATAGTATATAAATAAACGTAATCAATATGGGACGAGAATTACAATTAGACGAATTAATAGATATTTTAAGAGAATCGAATACACCACCATTATCAATACATGTTAATGGTACTATTACTTATGTAATATATGGAGCCAGAGCAATTAATGGTGTTTCTGGATATCCGATTTCTCGAGTAACCGAACCTAGTGCAAGTCAGACTTATTTTGACGCGGGGTTTTTAACAGAAGCAGCTAGATTAGCTGACTCTGATAGAAATATAAAGACAGACTCTGCCGGTACTATTGCATTATTAGGAACATTATCATACGGATAATAAATGGCTATTATATTTGATCCCATATTAAATAGATTAAGAAAAGATAATGTAAAGAATCATTATTTCTTTGCCGGGTCTGATGAAACGTCAGATCTAGTAGCTGATGCGTCTACATCAGTATTTACTGATTATATACCATATGCGATATCCTTAGATAGTGTAATGATAAGTGTTGTTACTGCCCCTACCGGAGCTGCTATTTCAGTCGATATTAAAAAGAACGGAACTACTATATTTAGTACCCCTATTACAATAGATGCTAGTGAAAATACTAGTCTAACAGCTGCCACACCTTATGTATTAGATGGTGATATAGCTTTTGTACAAGGAGATAAAATAGAAGTATTTGTTACACAAGTAGGCTCTACGATCGCTGGGGCCGGTCTTAAGATTAAATTATTAGATTAATATGTTTGTAGTTAATCCTTATATAATGGCACCTTCTTTAAGTAGTGTGTACAAGGACTTTTCATTTACAAATATGTGGAGTGCTGAGAATACAGAAACTCACACTATAGATAAAGCTTTAACAGTTTCTACAGATGAACTTGTTGTTGCAGATAATGTATTAACTCCTCTAGCAACAACTACAACTGGTACGTGGAGTGTTTGGGTTAAACCTACTGATCCAACACCATTAACTAATAATGTTATTATTTGTTTTGGAGACACTGATGCTCAGACAGATTTTATGTTATATATGCATACATCTGGCACATTAAGGATGTTGGCTCGAGAAGCAGGTTCATCTAAATTTCTTAGAGAGACAGATAATCCTGTATTTGTGGCTGATTTGTGGACCCATGTTGCTATTGTTCAGGATGGAGTTACTCCAACACTTTATGTTAATGGGGTAGCGGTTCCACAAAGCTATGTAACATCTGGACAACCTCAATATTGGTTTAATGATATGACAGGTTTGGATAATGGAAGATTTGGTTGTAGAAAATATAACTCTGCTGGCGATGATTTATTTTTTGATGGTTCAATGACTGATGTATTATTGATCAATAGAGTATTAACAGCCCCTCAAATCGTAGATATTTATAATAATGGAGTTCCTAAAGATGAAAGTTCTATTGCTAATGCAATTGCTTACTACAGATTCTCAAATGCTTCAGATAACTATAACAGTGATATAGCTAATGAATGGAGATTCTATGACGAGATTAGTAGTATAACTGTTGATACAACTAATTGCGAAGTGGGAGATGTGGCAACAGATGATTATTTTGCTGCTAACGATTACGCAGGAGAACACAATCTATATAGTGTATCAGGGGAAGAACCAACATATAATGCAAGTTCAGCTCTTACAGCTAGTGGATTACCATCATTAACTTTTAATGGGTTGTCTACTGGGGTAGAAAAACATACTAGCGATTGGAGGGGGTCAGACTCGCAAGGAATGGTTACTTGGTTATTAAAGCCAGAATCCACAAAAGTAACAATGGCTCTAGTTGCTGCAGATAATGGGACAACAAACCGTTATTGGGGCGGAGCTGCAAATTTTGGTTCTAATAATATTCTAAGGGTAAATACTGGTGGGGCTGGAGATAACAGAATTAGAAATGTAGCAAATGATAACACTACACAGTTTCCGTTATATTTATGTACTGTATTATCTACTGGCACAGAATACAAAGTATGCATTAATGGAATTTTTCAAGATGTTGATGTTAATGGGATTAATAACGGACAATGGATTGATGATCTAACTATAAATACAGATAATATTACTATAGGTAAATCTATAAGAAGTTCTGTTAATTATGGGGATATGGAGTGGTTTTTATCTGGATATCATAGTATTGCCCAATCTGAAGCTGACGTCATAGCAATGCATCAAGATATAATGAGAGTATATCAAATGGATATTCAACTATCTATGAGTAAGTTAAATCAAATAAACCCTATTATACATGGGTGGACATATAACTGGACAGAAGAGATTTCTACCACTACATATGGATTTGATTTAACTGGTGAAATTACAATGAATAACCCTGCAGCAGCAAACCAACCAACGTTGAATGCTGACCATCTACATTTCAATGCTGCTGGGCCAGAGTATTTATCAAATAGCTACGCTAATTTCAGGAGTAGTGACTCTACAGGTGTAATGCACTTTTTTGTAGAAAATGAAAATGCTTTAATAGTGTTTGGTAGTGCCGATAGTTCACAAACTCTCGAATATTGGGATGCTTTGTTTCAATCAGGGAGCGACCAACTAAGGGTTATTCATACTTTAGGGGGAGGTACACCTTCATTGAGGTCTACAAATGATTATGCTGGTTATGGCGTTTTTTCAATAGTTCAAGATGGAGTTCAAATGAAATTTTATTGGGATGGTGTTGAAGTAACGGATTACGACATAACAACTCTAACTGATGATTGGTTTAACGACAGTACAACAAACGACATTATTTCAATAGGGGCAGTATTAGATAGTTCACCGTTATATGGAACAGGAAAAATAAAAGGGGTGTTTTATTCAGCTTATGTAGATCAAGCAACAGCAGTTTCTGAAGCAGTGGCTATTAAAAATTCAGGTTTATAATTAAAACACTACTAAAAATAGAAAATAATAAGTACTAATAAGAGAATAAATAACTAATTAGAAAAAAGATTTAACTAATGTCCAAATTATTACTACACACCTTAAAAGGATTTGGGTTTGAAAGCCTTCAAGATTTAGGTCAAAGTCTTATGCATATGTGCATAGGATTTACTAAAATAGCTAAAATAGGAGTTGTGTTGGGTACCGTAGCAACCGTGATAGAAACTTTTATAGGATTAACTCCAATGGCATATTTGGCATTTATATTATTAATAGGTCTTGAGTTTTTTACTGGTTTAAAAGCTAGTTTAAAACAAGGAAAGAAGATACAAAGTAGAAAGTTTGGTCGTATGATCGTTAAAATCGCTGCTTATACTATAACTTTAGGTATCATACATATATTTAAAACTCAATTAACTATTCCAGAAATATTTGGGTACGGAGTTAATATTTATGAGTGGTTTTATTATGTAATATTAAATATGATATTAGTACAATTAATTATTAGTGTTATTGAGAATTTTAGTAGGATGGGACTAATGGAAGCTAATAAATTATTAATTGTAATTAAGAGACAGATAAATAAATGGTTTGACTTAGACGTTGAAAGAGATTAATTATGAATGATTTTGGTAAAAACTTATTAAAGATTGCTGGTTATATTGGAGCTATAGTTACTATTTGGGGGTTTCTTACAGGGGCTGGTGGATACGTAATTGAGAAGGTATATCATAAAGAGATTACCGAAATTATGGAAACTATTCATTTTGCTGATTCTGCAAGAACAAAAATTATCCCCGATTTTGAGAGGAGAGTTACTGAATTAGAATCCTGGAAAGAATTAAAATCAAAAACTAAAGCTATCGGCCTCAGAAAGAACACAGAAACAAACGAATTATTTTACAGAGCTGGTATGGATCTTAGATTATACCGTGCTTATTATAATCCAGCCTTAGGAGCATATTATTATGATTTCCAAGGCAGAGCATATGAATGTCACTAATGAGTAAATTTAAAAGATTTCTAAATAAATATATTTTACCTAGATTATCTGATAATAAGTTTTTTATTGATAAAAATGGTAAACCTTCTTCTAAAAGGCTTGGTGGTCTTGCCCTTATATTTACTGGGGTTATAGCCGCATTATTAAACGGAATGCATTGGTTCACTTTAGATACTCCATTAATATTAGGTATCCTTACAATAGGAGCTGGATTACTTGGTATGCCAAAAGACCAACAAATTTAATCCTAGTACCTTTAAGAATTAATAAATTAACATTATATTATTAGTGATTATAAATTAATAAATATGTAAATATGACACAAGAAGAATTAGACAATATTCAAGTTACATTAAAGTTACCAGTAGTAATAATTAATATAGCATTAGAAGCTTTAAGTGAATTACCTTATAAAACTGCTAGTGGTACGATTAATGCTATACTTGAACAGACTGAACCACAAATTAAAGCTTATCAAGTGGCTTCGTTAAAGAAAAAAGAAAGTGAAGAAGCTGAAGCAAGTGAAGAAAAAGGTGAAGAAGCAAGTGAAGAAAAAAGAGAATTTGATCCAGAAGATATAGGATAATGATAGATTTATCAGAAGAAAATATAAAGAAAGCATTTGATTGTAAGGGGTATAAGTTTTTTACTGCCCCTTACTCTATTAATGTATTTGGTATTAGAATGCAAACAAATACCAATTTATTTGATGATTATATATGTGTTGCATACTATAATAATGACGGATGTTTTCAAGTAGTTTCGTTTGAGGCGACTACAGATCCAGGGTCACATTGGTTAAAGAATCCAATGAGAAAAACTGGGTGTGCAATCATGGTAGAAGGTCAATACAGAGGAGCCTTTAAAATAGGTCCTCACGGAAGGAAAAGATATAAAGCTGGTAGACAATTTAAAGCTATACCAGTATATAGAGATAATAATAAGGATACAAACCACGATTTAGACCCATCTACCATTGAAGAAGGGATTTTTTATACTAATATACACCATGCTTGGAGTGCAAAATATATTGGAAAAAATTCGGCCGGGTGTCAGGTTATTAAGAGTAAACCTAGGTTTGAAAAAGAATTTATACCCTTACTTGAAAAAAGTACAGGATTATACGGTAGCACCTTCACCTACACCTTATTTAACAAATCAGACTTCGAGTGAAAAACAATTGGATCATATTAGTGATTGGACTAGTTTTGGGGGCTGTTATTGCTACATCATTTAAAGGGTGTGGTAATGGTGATATATCTGAACCAAAGGTAGAATATATTGAAAAGATAGTAGAAGTTCCAGTAGAAAAAATTGTATACAAAGAAGGGCCTAAAGAATATATTGAAGTTCCAGTTAAAATTTATATTCCGGTTATTGATTCTATTACAGGTGATACAACATATATAGAGAAACAAATAGAGGCTGAGGTACCAACAGTAGATAGAGAGTTTAAATATGAAACTGATAGTTTATCTTCTACTGGAGATAGTTTATCAATTACTGGTGATCTATCTATACAAAAAGACTCTACAGAAGGATATCTATTTCCTAAACTAGACAATCTACAGATTAAATACACGGAAAAACAAACTACTGTAGTAAAGAAAAGAACATTTGGGTTATACGCTGGAGCTGGTTTAGGACTTTATCAATGGGATTTAAAATCTGTTAGTTTAGATCTGGATTTGACTATTAAGCAAAGAACTATTATAGGTACTTCAATAGAAAAACCTCTGGTCTCAGGATCTGAACCTATTTATTGGATAAGAGTAAAACGCTCTATATTCAAGTAATTACCCATACGAATTTGAAATAATTTTAATATAAATACATAATATAATCATTACATAAAACAAAAATCAAATGAAAGATTATTTAAACACTTACGGCGAAAACGTAACTAAACACCAAGCTGGTGGGCCTGTACCAGGTGCTGCTCCTGCAGCTGCTCCTCAAGGACCAGATGTAGAAGGTATGCTACAAGAGTATGCTGCAAACCCTAACCCAGAATTAGCTATGGCTATTTGTGATACTTTAGTAGCTATGTTAGGCGCTGCTCAAGGTGCTCCTGCTCCTGAAGGTGCTGCTCCTATGGCTAGAAACGGTATGCGTATGTCTGGTGCTCCTAAGTTTAAATTAGGCGGAAAACTGTAAGATAACACTTACATGTTAGATTATTTAAAGAAATATCAAACTGGAGGTTCGGTCGGGTCTTCGGCTTCTTACGTTGAAAGTGAGCTTTCTTATATAGACCCTAAAGTTAAATCTATTATGGGCGGATTTTCTAAATCTGTTTATTATGATGAAGATAAGACAAATCTAAAATCATTACATAAAACTTTAGGAGATCTTGGGAAAGAAATTGAAAACAGAAGAGCTGGTAAGGAGCCGGGGGAGAAATATAAGGATCAATCAATGGATAAATTGATGAATCATTATAGAAAGCTTGATAAACACTTTAATAATACTATCAAACATAAAGCACAAGGTTATGCTGAAGCTGCTGTACGTTACCTAAACGGTGAAAGACGTATGGCTCTTAGTATGGACAGGTATAACGAGGAGGATAGAAAAGAAATTAATAGGTACATTGATAAGAAGATATATCAATATACTAATGTAGCAAATGAGGTATTTAAAGACCCAACATTAAAAACTGCACAGGAAAGTATGAAAAAACGAGAAATTGGTTATACTGTTACTGATGTTGCTAAATTTAAAAATGGTGGTAAGTTAGTTCCTAAATATCAATCAGGTAGTAGTATACTTAATGATAGCTACATATTGGATCTTATCCAAGATCCTGGGACTAATACTGACCCGAGTTCTTATAATCCTCCTGTAATGTTAGACCCTAGATATACAACACCTACTACAGATGGTAGTACATATGGTAGACCTAATGTAGATGGTAGTTCTTACACAGTTCCTACACCACTAGATCCTAATAAATTTACTGTACAACCTGCACAAGACGCTTCAGGTTATAGAAGTCCTGTTTATAATGCAGCGCCATATCAAGGTGTTCCAGTACAAAATGCTGGGCAATATAAAAGTATTGGTGATATTTTAAATATTAATACTTATAAAACACCTGGTTCAGATCCTAGTAATTATATACAAGAAACTACTAACCCTATTAATGTAGCTAATTATGGCACACCCGGGGATGATGTTGATTATCAGGACTATATTCCAGAAAGATCTAAAGATACGGAAGGGGATTACACAACGCCGTCACAGAAGGATGTTAGTAAATACGGAACTCCTACAGGATACTTATTACCTAGAACAGAATCTATAAATAAATTCGGTAGGAATGTTGATCATAGTTTTGGGCAGAATCAAGCTACACAATATTCATCTGTTATAGATGATTATGCTAGCGCTGATTTAGAGGAGGATTTAGTTCAAAAAGCTAGAGGTCATAAAAATACTGGTGTAGTTAGAGAAGGAATGGCACCTATAGTTTCTAGGACTGGATTTAATACACCATTAGGTCCTATTCAATTTAATGATATAGCGCAGTTATGGTTAGCTAAAAAGGCTTATGATAGACCAGTAGCTGTAACACCTGTATATCAGGAAGATTACCAAGGAAGAGGTTCTAGAACTGTTAGATCTATTTCTGGTATCGACCCTTCTATAAGAAGTAGGGTACAAAAAGATATAGCTAAGATAGGTGGTTCCGGATATCAAGGTTCTGATCCTATTATGCAGATGATTACTGGTATGAAAATCAGTGAAGCTAAAAGGGATGCTAGAATGGACTGGGCTGTTAAAGAGGCTGAACATTTACGCGCTGAAGAGGAAAGATTTGCTAGAGAGTCAGAAGAGAAGAGACAGCAAATCTCAGATGACTTAGTAGAGGCTAATAGAGTGAAGAATGCGAACGAATTACGTGTTACTGAGGGGAAAGTTAAGGATGCTGCAAATGAAGTCGCTAGAGAAGCTCAATGGGCTTCTAATTTAGGTGCTGTATTTAATACTATACAAGGTAGATGGAATGCTAATGCTAAACAAAGAAATACTGCTAGAGCGGCTATTTGGAAAGAAAATAAAGATAGAGAATATAACTTAGCTCTTAAACAATACGATGATAACGAAAGAACACTTCGTTATGCTGAAGGTACACATAGACTAGATAGACAAAAGTATGTAACTGGGTTAGATAAAAACTTAAGTGAGGCAGAGAGACAACAAAAGGTTAATGATTATGATAAAGCCTTTAAAGAGTCTAATAAAGAATTATATGAGAACAGATCTAAGTATGCTGAGAAACTAGGACTTTTAGGTGAGACAGATATGGAAGAAACTATGTATAAGCATGATGTGTTTAGTAAAGGGGACTCACTTTTAAATCTTAACTACGGAGCTCGTGAAGTAGATGAAAATAAATAAAAAATAACTCTCAAGTAGGAGAGACTTAATATATGACGAAGAGCCTTGGTATAAAAATCAAGGCTTTTTTACTATTATAACCTTAATATATTAGACTATTTTTAGTATATTAACAGACATAAACAATGTATTTATGATACTTTTCAGGAAAAAACAACCAATAAAGAAACACCAGGCCGGTGGATCTGTAACACACTATTACCCATACAAAGTACAACTAAGACAAGAGTCTACAGCTGCTGATATTGGGGTAATGTTAGATAAACACAAACCAAAAACTAAAGCCTCAGGTAAGGGAGACTCAAAAGTTGAGTTACCAAATCCTTATAAAGATATTAAAGGACTACAGGTAGATAAGCAGGCTTATATGGCTAAAGCTAGAGATTTAGAAGATAGACTAAACCTTGTAATGACTACAGACCCTAATTACCAATCGAACCCAGAATTTCTTGATCTTAATAGTAAATTAAATCAATTATATAGTACGGAATTAGATCATTTAGCTCAGGAAAAAGCAGCTCATGATGATGCGTCACAAAGAATTAAAGATGGGGGATATGGTGACCAGTGGGTAATGCAGAATGGTGTTGGTGTTGCTATAAATAATAAGACTGGTAAAACCGAGTATATCCAAGCAGCTAGTATACACGCTACTGATAAAGACGGTAGTAAAATTTATAGACCTGTAAAATATAAAAAAGGATTACAGCTTAGAGAAAATAGTCTTGATGAGATTATTAATATTGATAATACTAAAGGCAGTATGATTGTAAATGGTGATTTTACAAATACATTAGCTAGCGGTATATCTACTAAAGATGCTTATAAGGAATTAATAGACCCGGTATTTACTGATATTGGATATACTGCCGATTCAGCTAAAGAAACTTATAAAAATGTAACATTTGATGGGGCGACTTTTTATACGGAAAAAACAGATAGAGAAGATGCTAAGTCTAATATTAACCAATTAAATAGTGCGCTTGAAACATTACCGGATAGGTTAGCTAGTTCACCAGGGTTTAATACTTTAGTAGCTGATGCTTATCAGGAAAGTTCTGTTGCGAAAATTATAGAAGATGCTTATAAAGAGGCAAGAATGGCTGATAAAGAGCAGGCAAAGAAGATAATAAATAATGCATATGCTGCTGCAGATGTTCAAGCGTCTCAGATAGTTATTAATCGATTAAAGCTAGAAGCAGCTAAACGACTTCAAACTGAGGGGCTTACTGTTAAAGTACGAGACTTAGAAGAAACAGAAGAGGAGAAAGCCGCTAGAACTGGAGAAGGCCCTCATAAAGCTTTACCAGAATCGTTAGATGCTGTATTAGGTATGACTCGTAGGGTGTCTTTTACATATGATATAGATCCAGAAGGAACTAATTTTATTTATACTGGTGATGATGATAATGCATTTAAACCTAAGGAGAAGTTTGATTTTACCACAAGGTTAGAGGGGCATGTTGATGATAGAGCTAAAGAATCTATTGATTTTCAAAAACCAATATCTAAACAACGAGAT